TCAGCCGAACTGGAGCTTGAAGGCGAAGGCTTCGTGCGGATCAGCGAAGGCCCAGACGGACAGCTCGTCCGTGCCGTCGCCGACGTAACCGGCGATGATCCAATGGTTCGGCGCAAAGTGCTCGTCGCACCAGACCATCGCTGGGATCGAGAGGGCGATCTTGATCGCAACGAAATGCGTGAGGCCGGCCGCCGATGTCGCTGGAATCAAGCCCATCTCATCTTGAAGAGAAACGCCTCGTCGGCATCGCCGAACGCGTACTCGACGATGCTGCCGCACCGGTACGATCGCCAGCCGCCGGCCACGTTTGCGATGAGCCACTCGACGGCGTCGTCGTGCCGAAAGCGGCGGGTCGGGCAGATCAGGAACTTGCACCCGAGCCGGCGGTACTCGGCGGCGCGGTGCTGCCTGCCATAGTCATCGGGGTCGCCCGCGTTCACCCGAATCGCATTTTGAAGGCCACGGCATCGACGTGGCTGCTGAAGCAGTAGGTCGTCTGGCCCGTGCGCGGGTGCGTCAGCAGGCGCCGGCCGCCGGTGACGTTGTCGGCGATCCAGGCGGCAACGGTGCTCGGCGCGTGCCGCGAGATCACTGTGTAGGGCAGGCCCCGCCGAGCCGCGTCAGCCACGAGCCAGTCGTGGTGAAGCGTCGCGGCGACGGCGAGGATGCCGGTGCGGGGCATCAGGCGGCCCGACGCCCACCAGCCATCTCCCGGGCTTCAGCAAGTCCAGTATCCCGCGCACAGTTCAGCGCCTTCAAGGCATCCTCGCGGCGCGGCTGATGCTCCGCCGTCAGAGCCCCAGCCGGGTGGCAAATCTTGACGAGGCGGTGGTACTCCTCTCGAATCTGCGGCTGCCGCGCAATCGGATCCAGGATCTGTATGCGGCCAAAACCGAAACCGAGCACATCCTTCCAGTTCTTGTCCTTCGCATCTTCGATGCGCGCGAGTTCGGCCTCGGCAGGATCGGGGGTCGCCGCCGCGGTGATGTCCTCCGGCCCGGCGGCATCATCGTGCTCATGCGCCTGCTCGGTGGGGTCGCTCGCCTCCTGCGGCTCGGGGACAACGGTGCCCTCGTCATTGACGGTCTGGCGTTCCGCCGAGGTGGTCTGACCGAGGATGGTGTCCCGCGCGGTGAGCTTGTTCTTCAGATCAGCAATCTCGGCGCGAAGCTCGTCGATAAGGGTGGCAAAATCGGGCGTCGGGGCGGGACCCGCGTCGGTCCGCCATTCGCGGTCGCGGGCTTCGTCCAGCTGTCGCTTAAGACCGGTGTTCTCCTTCTCCAACTCGTCGGCTCGCGACTGGAGATCGGCCTCGGCCTTCGACGGCCGGCGCGCTCGCACGGTCGCGGGCTCATCCGCAAACCCTTCCGCTGCACGCGCCTCGCGACGGTCGTGTTCGATTTCGGCCTTCTTCACCGGGATGCCACGCAAGATGCGCGGAATCCACTCATCTCGGACGCACTGCGGGGTGCCCTCTTCCGCGAGGCGATAGATCAGCGTCTTCTTATTGTGGAGATCAGCCTCGTGAAACACACGCCCCTGCAGAATCCGAGCCGCATTCATGTAGTTGTAGGCGCAACTCTTGCTCACGCTCGTCTTCGAGCGCACCCAGCCGGGGAGAGCGTTGCCAATGATGCGTTCCGCATCGAGCATACATTTGCCAATGCGATACCAAGCCAAATCGCTATTCTGGTCGTGCTCTTTAATGGCCGCCGCGAGGGTGTCCAGCTCACGCTCGTTGTCTTCCGTCAGCCCGCTTCCGCCCACATCAAACCGCTTCTTCGCCCGCGCCATCATCGCTCTCCTTCAACTCACTTCACGCTGTGCCCGTATCCCCGGTCGAGCAGGTCATCGATCGCCTTGTCCGCCTCATCCGTCCCGAGGGTGTAGCCGTCACCGGCCAGGATGAGCCCGGTCTTCGCATCGCTGATCTGGATCCCGCCGTGGTGGCGGGGATGAACTCGGCGTTCGCGACCCTTCCGCGCTACGAAGCCGTGGCGGTAGGCCCGGTTTCGGACGCGAACGACGTCGGTACGGCTCAATTTCATCATGGTTTTCGTTCCTCCGGCATGTCTCGGTCGAGGCCGAAGGCTTGCGTCGAGGCAAAAGCTGGCAGCGGCGCGCTGGCTCGTCAATGGTAGGTGCGCAAAAAATCAGGTTCCCGCGAAAAATAGCGTTAAGGCCGCCGAGACATGTGGGATAAGGACTGACTTGACGAATTTTGCATTTGAGGTGTGTTGAGGATCGGGTCGAGTAAGGCATCGACCGGGTCCCTAGTCCAAATTTTGGACTGGCCGGGGCCCGCTCTCCTCCTAACGATGCGGTGGGTCGCGCGGGATGAACCGCCCGACGATCAGGCCGACCGCGAACGCGAGCATCGCGTAGATCAACACAAGATCCTGGGCGTCGGCGGCGCACCGCATTACGGGGTCGCCCTCGGCAGGATCTCGAATTCGAGCGGCGGCAGAACCGTGGTGATCGACCAACCCAAGGCTCGCTGAAGGGCATTGCAGTCGTAAGCCAAGCTAACGAAAACGCGTCCACGACCGGGCGTCGCGTCGAGCGGGATTGTCGGCCCAACGATCTCGTTCTCGCGGCCAAGTTGACCGTACGCGTCGAAATGCTCAACCTCGTAATCGAGCCGCCGCCCACTGCCGTCGACCAGCCAGTACCGGCGCGTCAGTTCGCACTGACGGACGCGATCCCGCACACCCTTGATGGCCAGCCGGTCGCCGACCCGGACCTGACGGTTCGGATTCACGATCTCGCGTGAGATCTGATGAACGGGCAGGTCGCGGTCGATGGTCATCGAGAAGACCCAAGCGAACGCGGTGAGGAGCAGGCCGTAGTAGAGAATGTTGAGGACGAATTGCCCGCGGGCGGGGCGCCGGGACGGTCCCTGTGCCAGTTCGAAGGCGCGCGCGTAGATCGCGTCCGTGCGATCCAGTTCCGGAAGTTGCGCAACCTCGACCGCACGCCGAACCGCCGCCTCGGAGACCTCGGCAGTGTCTGGCTTCATCAGTGCGGCACTCCCCCCTTGACGATCACGACGCCCAGAAGGGCCACGACAACGGCGCCGATGATGATCTTCACGATCCAGCTGAGGTGAGCGGAGAGCTTTTCGAGATCGTCCCGGACCTCTTTCAGCTCGGACTTGGTTGTGTAGTTGCTCTCGATCTTGACGAGGAACTGATCGAGCTTCTTTTCAAGCGACTCGACGCGGTAGTTGAGCAGGTTGACGTTGCTCAGGATGGTCGCGTCGGCACCGTCATCGGCTTTCAGCGTCATCCGGACCGTGTCTTTCGCTTCGGCCGTGCGGCGCGCGTTCGGAGGGGGAGGCGACATGGCGTCAACGCTTGATCAGGGCCGCCGCGCCGGCCTTTGCAAGTGTGGTCAGGGGGCTGGAGACGAAGAACGCGACGAGGATTGTGCCCTCAATCGTCTGGTAGGCCGGGGGGAGGGCGCCCACGCGCCAGGAGCCAACCGAGTGCTCGGCGAGGCCCGCCGGCAGCCAGTAGGCGCCGAAGGTCGGCAGATACGGCAGGCTGTCCGCGATGATCGCAGCCCAGTGAATAATGGCCGGAATCGCCGTGAGGTAGATGAGGCCCTTGAAGCTCGGCGCGATGATCGTCCGGGCATTGTTCGCCGCGACCTCGGCAGAGAGCGTGCTGACCGCAACGTCACGATTCGCGTTCTGGCCGTTTTGAACCGTGTTCAGGATCGGCGCGAGCACGCTGTTGCCGAACGCGCTGACGAGCCCCGAGCCGATGTGGCCGAAGATCGTCCCGAGCAGGGTCATCAGCATTCGCGGTGCCCCTCATCCTCGCCCGGCCGGACGTGGGCGTCGAAGCCGCGGAAAGGCCGGATCTGCAGAAGGATGAACTGGGCGAGGCCGATGACCGAGGCCCAGAACAAGGCCCGGTCGGCGGTCAGCCCAAAGTTGGCGAGGTTGATCGTGCCGAGGTAGCCGAGCAGGGCCAGCAGGAATGAGAAAATCGCGTTCGCGGCGATCAGACCGCGGGCCTTCCAGCTCCGGTGGACCTGCACGGTCACCGTCGACCGGGGGGCGGGCGTCGCCAGGGTGACGGGCGGGAGCGTCGTCATGGCCCGTTACCGCGCGCCGACGAGGAGACCGCCCACGAACGCCGCAGCGGTCAGGCCGAGCGTGATCAGGCAGGCGGTGCGCGGATGGACGGCGGTCCAGGTCCAGGCGTAACGGAGCGCCGACTTGGCGGCGTTGCCGGCGATCGTCGTGGCGCGGGCTTCGGTGCTCTTCAGGTCCATGGCAGGGTTCCTTGCTTGAGGGGGAGGGTCAGCCGAGCCAGGGCTTCATCAGGAGGCCGACGAGCCGAGCGCCGAAGCCGGGCTTCGCGGTGATGGCCGGCGGGGGCAGCGGCGTCGTGGTGACCGGTCCGACCGGCACGGGCGAGCCCGCGGGCAGCAACGCGGCCTCCAGGCAGGCCAGGAAGACCCGGTGGTATGCGGCGATCCGTGCGCCGTTTTTGACCGTGTCGCCGTTGACGATGTCTCGTGCACCGACCGGGTCGTCCTTCCGATCGTTAAAGTATCGCGCGAGCGTTCTACCCGCTCGAAAGAGACCGTCCCGGCACCCGATGATGAGGATCGCAGCACTCGTGGTTGGCACCAGTGCGAGATCCGGATCTTTTACCAAGTCCACGCCGAGAAGACGACTAAATTTCTGGTAGTTGGCCAACCACGTTAGCTGTGAAGCGCCGCGGCCGTAGTAGGTTTGTCCATTGGGCTGGGCGCCGCCGTACGCTTTCCCACGACCTCGACCGACTTCACTGATTCCGAGATCGAGCCGGCATTCGTGCCACGCCGTCGCCATGGTGTAGGCGACGAACCGGATGTCGGCCGGCCAGCCCTGTTGCTCCCAAGCGTCCAAGATGCCGCCGAGGCCATCGACCTCGGTTTGAGACAGGCTGGTGCCGAGGAGTCCGCTCGCGCGCACGCGCGCGAAGAACACCGGCCGCAGGATCGGTGCGGTCATGGGAAGCTCGATTGTGAGGGGATTAGGCGGCGGCCGTCAGCCGGATCGCGGCGAGGCTCGGCGTCAGGAGTACGGGACCTTCGTCGACCGTGTACGGGTTGCCCTGCGGATCGATGACCTGGGCCTGCTGCCAAAACAGGCCGGGGGCGATGGATGCCGTGTCCGTCGCGGCGATCGAGAAGCGCAACTGCGTGTCGCTGCCGATCACAAGCAGTGCTGGCGTCTTCGTCACCAGGACGGCCGGTGCGGTGACGGGGGCAGCGGGCAGTCCGAGAAGAGCCGGCTGCGGCGGTGTCCCGAGCAACCAAAGCGCGGTGTAACCGGGGAGGCTCACGCCCGGTAGCGTTACGCTCCAGGTCATCGCGTCGCCGCACGGCAGCTGCACGGCAGCCGGCTCTCCTCCGGTATCCGGGGTCGACCAGAAATTCGTCATACCGATCCCCGAACGTACCGACCGACACGGGCGACGTTGCCGCCAATGGTCCCGGTCGCGCTGATGTTGTCGTTGAGTGTTCCGATCCGCTCGGTGGCTACCGGCGGGATACCGCTCACCGCGATCGTCGGGGCATAGGAGCCGGTGCGTGCGATCGGGCGCGACACCGCGCCGACCAGCGCGATCTGCGCCGTCTCGATGGTGAAGGCGCCTTGGCCCGAGACCGTCGCGGTGCCGTTGGCCGTACCGACCGTGACACTGAGGATGATCGAGCCATCGCGGCAGGGGGCATCGCCCGTGCTGCTCCCGCTCGCGACACCCGTCGCCGCGGATACGCCCTGACCTTCAGCCTGGGCGTCGCCTGAACCGGCCGCGGAGCCGGTCGCGGTCGCTGTGGCAGACGCGGGAGCAAATCCCGCCCCTGCACCCGCCGCGATGCCGGTCGCGAAGGAAGCGGCGGCGCTGGCCGCCAGGGCGGACCCGACACCACCGGCTGCGCCGACGATGTTGCTGTTTGCGGCCGCGACAGCCTGCGCCGTCCCAACGCCGAAGGCCACGCCCGTAACAGCGACGCGGGCGCTACCGGGTGCGCTCGTCGAACTGGTGCCGGACGCAATGCCGGTCGCGCGGGCGATCGTCAGGCCGGGGGCCGAAGCCTGTCCCGAACCCGATGCGGCGCCCGTCGCAGTGATCGTCGAGTTGCCGACGGCGCTGGCCGAGCTGCTTCCAGACGCCGCGCCGATCGTGCTGCCAGAGCCGCTGGCCGTCGCATAGGTGGCCGAGGAGCCGCTGGCCGTACCGATCGAGGACGCGACGGACTGGCCCGAGCCCGAGGCGGGCGACGAACCTGCGGCCGTACCGGACGCCGAAGCTACGGAGGCGCCCGTGGCGGTGGCGGTGCCGGCGCCGGATGCCGCACCGGTCGAAGGCGCGAGGGCGGCACCGATGCCTGAGGCACCCGCGATCCCCGTGGCAACGCCGGTCGAGGATGTCCGAGATGAGGCCGATCCGGACGCAGCACCCGTTCCGGACGCAACGCCGATCGCACGCGCGATCGAGCCGGCACTTGCCGCCGCTGTACCAGCCCCGCCGGCCGTGCCGATAGCGACGACCTGCGCGACACCGGATGCGGTGGCGGCACCGGCACCCGAGGCGGCGCCGATCGCAGTGACGGTGGTAGCGCCAACACCGACAGCATCGCCGGTACCGGAGGCTGCGCCGTCGGCCGAAACGATGCTTGGCGCGGCCGTGTCGCCCTGCGCTACGCCAGAGGCGTCGCCAGATCCGCTGGCGGTGCCCGTCGCGACAATGGCGCGGAGGCTCGCGCCTGTGACCGGACTAGTGCCGGATGCCACACCGGCGGAGACCTTGAGCGCGCCGCTCGCGCCTGTCGCGGCGCTGGAGCTGGACGCAACGCCGCTCGCAGTCCTGAGGGCCGCACCGACGCCGGTGACGGTCGAGGTCCCCGCGGCGAAGCTGCCAGGGGTATAGGTGAGGACGACGAGGCCCTGAGAGCCGTTACCGGCCTTGCCGCTGAAGTAGGCGCCGCCGCCACCGCCCGCGCCGTAGCCACCGCCCGCGCCCGCTTGGCTGGCTCCAGATCCGAAGTATGACGCACCGCCGCCGCCGCCGCCCGGGCCGTGGGTGCTGTCCCAGACCGGATCGAGGCCGCCGGCCGCGGACAGGCGAGGACTACCAGAACCGTAGTAGGCACCACCACCACCGCCGCCGTTCGACCCTGCGCCCGCGGCAACCGTGTTCGTGGCCCCGGCGCCGCCGCCCGATCCGCTACGCCCGTTGCCGCCCTTGCCGCCGGCCGTTGAGGTCGCTGCGCCGCCGGCCGCGCCGCCATTGGCACCACCGCCGCCACCGCCGCCGTCGACGCTCGACGAATGAAACGGAGCGCCGCCGGCCGCACCGACACCATTCGGACCCGCTGCGCCACCACCGCCGCCGCCGGAGTTGCTCCCGGAATCTGTCGCCGCACCGTTGCCGCCCGCGTAGACGGTGGTGCCGACGCTGGAGGTCGACGCGGGCGCGGCGGTCGCGGTCTTCTGGCTGGTTTTGCCTGCGGTGCCGCCCTTGGCGAGCACCGTGGTCGTCGAGAGAAACCAAGAGTCGCCGCCGGTCCCGCCCGTGCCGGTTCCGCCTGTGCCGCCGACGCCGACACTGAAGTTGTAGCCCGCCCCTGGGCTGACCGCGACGTTGGCGATCGAGGCATAGGCGCCACCCGCGCCACCGGATCCGCCGCCACCACCACCGGCGCCGCCGCCTCCGAGCACCTCGACCGAATCGAGAGAGACGCAGTCGGCCGGGGCGGTCCAGGTCCCGGCCCCCGTCGTCGTGAGGAAGATGACGGTCACGGGAACCTGCTGCGAAGAGGATCCGACCAGCGACCTCATCACCGCTGACATGGTCGACGGCATTGAGGACAGGCCGCCGCTCACGGGGCTACGGCCATGCTGGCGGGCGGATTAGCCGTTTAGGACGGCGTCCCGGGCCGCGAGGATGCGTTCGCGCTGCACGTCCGGATCGATGATGCCCTCGTCGAGACACTGCCGGATTGCCTGAACCATAGCGGCCTCAACACGCTGGCCGCGCTCGTCGTCCGCGGCCGCGGTTACCGCGATGCCGGTCGAGACGATCACCGTGTTCTGCGCGTCGGCCATGCCTACGCCTCCGAGATCGTCGTGGCCGTCGAGAGCTGGGGCGTCACGTTCTGCGCCATGGCGATGCTCGGGTTGAGCGTGCCTTGGTGGATCACCAGACCCGCGCCTGTCTGAGCCGTGCCAATGGAGAAGTATGTCTCCGTCTCGGAGGTGGTGCCGGTCGACGCCGGGAAGCTGATCGTTGCGGCGGGGTTCACCGTACCGGTCCCGGAGGTCCAGCCGCTGGTCGAGCGCGCAATGGCGACGCGCGCATAACCGGGGTACGCGGCCTCGGACGTAGTCTGCGCGCCGCCGGTGCCCGGGTTGGCAGTGTGCAAACTGACGTAAAGGTTCGTCAGTGGCGAAGTCGCGGTGTTATCCGCGATGCCAGAGATCCCGACGGCCTGATAGATCAGCTTCAGGATATTGGTCGAGATCGTCGTGCTCTTAGGCATGACTTGAAACTCCAGTCGTAGGAGGGGGTCGTCGGATTGTTTGAGTGGTTTCGGCGTCAGGTGGCCGAGAGCGGCCAAACACCTGTGAGGTCACCCTGACGGACTCGGTCGGCGCGCCAGAGGCTCTCGTCGACATCGGCTGGGGTGAACTTGAAGGCCGGCGCGAGCTTCAGCAGGTCGTCGCGCAACACGGTGCTCGCGTACTCGAATTGCTCGCGCGCCAGGATGCCGGCACGTTGCGTCGGGACATCACTGGCGGTCTCCAGGACCTTGATCGCCGCATCGACATCCGCGTAGCGCGCGACCTGAGCGCCAGAAGAGTCCGTGGGGATCCAGAGCTTCAGAGCCGTGCGCCACCACGGGAGCGAGAGGCAGTCCGGCGCGATGACCGGCGCAGGCTTGCTCGGGTCATGGGCGGCCATGACCTTCTTCAGGGTCGCGAGATCAGCCGACGCCATCGACGGGTCGGGCAGAACGTAGCCGGTCGAGCCGAGACCGAATGCGAACGGCTTGCCGAGAAGACCGGCAGCGGCCAGCTCGCTCGGGAACGACGGTCCGAGGTCTAGGTCGGTGTCCATGGCTGTCATCCCAACACCGAGCCGGCGACCGCACCGTTGAAGGTGGTGGTCGTGCCGGAAGCCTGTGATTGTCCGCGGATCGTCACGAAGTTCAGGCCCTCGGGGGCCGCCCATGCGTACGCGCTGGCGATCGTACAGTTGCCGTAGGCCGCCTGACCGCCGAAGCCATAGGGCGCAGCATCATCGTTGTTCAGGCTGACGCGACAGAACATGCCGTAGCCGACCGAAGATGATCCGCCACCGCCCTGACCGGAGATGCCGGCCTCGACGCTCTGCGCGGCGTGAGTCAGGAAGCTCGCGCGAGCACCAGTGGACAGCTCGACGACCGAACTCGATGACGTGCTGTATCCGCCAGCTACGCCCAGGAGCGCTTTGCGGACCGGATTGAACCAGGAGCAGACCCAGCGCTTGCCCGGCGCGTCTGCGAAGACGCCGGGGGAACCGGCATCCGTGTAGACCATGCCGACGTATGTGTAGAGGCGATTGGCGGCATCGCTACTGCCGGCACCGAAGACCCGGATGCCGTACAAAGGGTCGGTCGTGTATCCGCTGGTGTTGAAGATCAGACTGATCGCCGATCCAGTCCAGTACGCGTACATGTAGTACAACGTACCGGCGCTTAGGCCAGAGTTCGAAACGGTTACGCCAGAGGACGGGATCGCCTGGAATGCACCGTTGATCCAGATCTGATTCCCATTCCAGGGGATCAGTGTAAGGGTCGTGCTGTTCGTATAGATGAGGCGGCATTGGCCTTCAGGAGGGGCTGTGACGGCGGCCGACCCCAGATTGGCTTGGAGCTGGGCCTTCTGAGCCGCCGTGAACGACTGGGCGCGATCAGCGAGAAGCGCTTGGCCGTGTGCCGTGGAGTAAGAGAGAACATCCCAGGCGTCCTGCCCCAAGATGATCTGGCACCGGTCCCCCGGCTGCATGACGAAGCTGGCCCGGTTGGCGTCAGCGAAACCGAATGTGTAGGGGTCGCCCGCCGTCGCCTGCACGGTCAACACGCCGCGCGCGTAGATCCAGAACGTATCCCCGTCCGTAAAGTTTGCAGCGAGGGGAACCGTCAATGTTCCAACGTTCGCCTCGCAGTAAATCAGGCCACCGATATCGGCTTGCGAGAGAGTGACCGGCTGACCGATGTAGTATCGGCGGCCAATGCAGCCGACGCCAACGTTCCGTTTTGCCTGGATTTTCTGCGTAAGAGTCAGATTTTGAGCCACATCGGTGCGCACAATCGGACCGACGAAGCTCGTGCCGGTGATCGTCGTTCCTGTGACTGCGGCCGGCGTCGTGCTGCCGATCTGCGCCCCGTCGATCGTGCCGCCGGTGATCGCCGCGCCGGACGCGTTCTGGAGAGCAAGGGAACCGAGCCCCAGGCTCGCGCGCGCCGTGCTCGGGCTGGCCACGTCTGAGAGGTTGTTGGCCGCCTGGAGGGCGCCGACGATGCGCGGGTCGTTGCCGGCCGCGACGAGGCCGGCAGCGGTCCCGACACCCTTGATGGTGTAGCCGCTGATCGTGACGGTGGCGTAGCTGGGATTCGTGTTGCTGAGTAGACGCGACAGTAGCGTTACGCGACCGTCGAGGTCCGCATCGTTGTTGTTCAGTTTGATGAAGGCATCGCGGAAGTCGTCGCCGGTGCGATCATTCGGCGATGCGCCGACATTGACGGGCGTCTGGGTCATCGCGCGGCTCCAGTCTTCTGGATCACGCGTTCACGCCAGCGATCACGATCGGATCGGGCGCCTTCACCGTCACCGTCAATCCCGAGCTGTTCAGGCCGGAGACGAAGCTCCCCAGCTCGGCCTCAAAGGTCGAGATCGCCGAGGACAGGTCAGAGGCCGACTTCGCGGTATCGGTGGCGGCCTTCAACGTCCCGAGGATCGTGGCAAGCTGCATCGAAGCCAGCGACACCGCGATGACCACCTGAGCGAAGGTGTCCGGGTTCGTGATGCCGACCGTCGCGCCCTGGGCCGCGAAGATCGTCTTGGCCGGGTCGGTGGTCGGCGCCTTGCCGCCGCTGGCCCAGACGATGGTGGCCGCGTTCGTGTACGATGTTTGATGCGTTGCGTCCGGGATCACCTGCACGGTGACGAAATCGCAAGCCGCCGAAGCCGCGGCGATGATCGCCGGGGTCTTGGTCTTGACCAGCGTGACCGCATAATCGGCCATGTCGATCGCGTAGTGGCTAATCCACCCGGCCCTTGGGGTCGCCTCAGTCGCGACGGTATCGATCCGCGCGGCGCCGCCGTTCTGCGCGGCAGACAGCGCCTGCAAGACGGCTCCGTCGTACATCGCGTCGATGGCTTGGGGTGTTTCGAGTTCGGTGGCCATTAGACTGGCACCTCCATGATGTTGAAGGTCGAAGTCGCGCCGACGCCCGTGTGCGATCCGCTACCGCCGAAGTCGACGCCGTCCGGATTGGCGATCGAAGTCCAGGATGTCGTGTCCTGGCGCGCCCACTGAAGAGTAAGATTGACGGTACCCGCCGACACGCCGGTCAGATAAAAGACAGATGTATCTTTGATCGCGACCGCGCCGACGCCGGACAAGTTGATGTCCATGGCAAGGTACTTCTGATCGACGTGCCCGTTGCCGTCCGTAAGCTGCTGAAATGTTGCGCCAGCGCCGCCCTGGACCGCGACGTAGCCACCGATCTCTGCGATGACCATGAGATTGGTCGCGTTCGAAGCGCCGATCTTGGAATACGCTGGCACCGTCATCGCGGTGACGAAGTTGTTCACGCCCTGACCGGACAAAGCCGAACGCGTGTTGTTCGTGACGCGCCGGAAGTTTGTGGGGACGCGATAGTTCGTGAGACCGGGGCCGATGTCGCCGGTGCCACCGCTGGGCGCGGGCGTATCGCTGGCGACCGCGCCGACCATGCGGAACGCACCGAGGGACGCATCGTACAGGACGTGCGCGAAGCGGCCGGCCACGAGGTCGCCGGCCTGCAACGACGTACCGTCCCGGCGCAGGAGCGAACGAGACGGGAATCCGTTCAGCGTCAGCGTGCAAGCGCTGGTATTGGTATTGGCGACCTTGAAGTAGATCGCGATGAACGAGTTGAGGGTGACCGGCACCGGGTTCAGCGCGAGGACGACGCTGTTCGGTGTGCTGCTCGTGTCCGGCGCGAAATAGGCGCCCGCTTGGGCAGCCGCGATGGCGATCCGGAGGTTGGTCTCCATCGTCCCGGGCGACAGGCTGTCCGAGAAGTCCTGCGCGCTGTAGTCGGCGACGAACTGCCCCAAGCCCGAGGCGACAGCCGTGCTCTGACGCAGCGCCTTGTTCACGCCCGCGGAGGGGGCGACGCCAGCCTGAAAGCCCTGCGCAAGCGCAGCGTAGACAGCCCAAGCGGCGTCGTTCGGAACGTTCGCGCCGGCTCCCGTCGCGAAGGGATAGATCAGATTGTTGGCCATCGGCGTCCTACAGGCGCGCGAGCGCGCGCCGCCGGGCGGCCCGGAGCGCGTCGATCGGTTCGGAGGGGGTGGGGTCGGTTAGGTGAGGGCGGCGACGGTCAGGGGATCAGCGCCCCAGGCCCCGGAATCGAAGCCGGCCACGCGGCTGTCGGCCATGTCAAAGCCGAAGAGGGCTGTGCCATCGACGGTGGTGACGCTGTAATCCACGTCCACACCCATCGCTTTGACGGGGATCAGGTCGTTGCCCAGGACGTACAGGTCAATCTTTGAGGGGATTTTGCCGGCGATGCAGACCGAATAGGCCATCGGGGCGACGTCCGGGACCTTGAGTTCGTCGAACGGACCGGCCCACTGACCCTGATCGAAACCGATCGCGGGGATGTCGAAGCTGAAAAGTGCGCTCGGGGGCGCGTACGGAATCGCGATGGCCCGATCGTCGATGAAGACGAGGCTCGTGGGATCGACGAAGTAGGCATCCAGGACCGACAAAGCGCCGGCTGCCGTGCCGTCCCAACTGTTCGCCATCACCTTCGCGTAGAGCAGACGGCGGTAGGCGTCGTCCGGGAGCTGCGAGATGCCGGCGGTGCCGTCGTACGGGCCCGACCAATACCCTTGGTCGAAACCGAGGCCGATTGTGTCGAAGCTGAAGAGCGTGTTCGGGACCGGCGTCGGGACGTTGCGCGTCCGGCCGATCCATTGGCCCACGATGTCGAGCTGGACGCCGATCGCCTCGTCGAGGTCGAAAGCCTGGGGCAGGCTGGCGACCACCGCCTGCGCGTCGCAGAACGGCGCGACGCTGGCCCGCACCGTGGCCACGAAGCGGGCCTTGGTCGACTGCCAGGGCGTGATCAGCCCGGAATAGTCGTCGACCGAGCGCGTGACCGGCAGCGGCAACGCGTGGATGTTGAGGTCCGCGGTGTAGGTGGTGGTGTCCGCCGTGTAGAATGTGCTGTCCGCGGTGAGATTGTAGACCGTCACGTCACGCGGCCTGCGGCAGTACGGTCACCGCGATATTCGCCGGATCGCAGGTCGCCGCCTCGTTGAACGCGATGGGCAGGTCGACGGCGGTCGGCGTGGCACCGCCCCGGCCCTGCGCGAACGACACGATCTTGAACGTCTTTGAGCCCACCCCGTCGTAGAGCTTGGCGGCGGCGAACGCCTGATCGCGCTCCACGTCCTCGCCGATGTCGAGCCCGTTCACGAAGGCTGCGAGCGACGCCTTCCAGGTGTTCTCGATCGTCTGGGTGTAGCCGCCCAAATTTTGGACCGTGACGGTGTACGAGGCCGGCACGCCGGAGAGGTACAGGAAGGCGATCTGCTGCTGTGGCCCGGTCGCCGGGGTCACGGTCTGGATCGTCGAGCCGTAGGTGCTCACCCCGGGGCCCTTCTTCAGCCCGATGACGCCGGCCACGGTCGCGGCGTCGCCACCATCCACCACGACGGAGATGGCATGCGCGGGAATCCCGTTCCCGTCCCGGTAGGGCTTGGGGTTGTCGTAGACCTTGAGCCGGTTGACGCCGGAGATCGCCGCGAGCGCGCCCGCGAGGCCATCATCGAGCCGCAGGGACGGCAGGGCCGTCGACAGGGACTGCCGCTGGCGCAGCGCACTGTCGCTCTCGACCGGCTGCCCGACCGAGGCTGCTGCGATGTTGTTGGCCGATTGCCATCCGCGGGTGACCGTCTTGATCGAGCCGTAGCCGTTGGCGGTGTCGATCGCCCCCACCGGGAGGCTGATCGCGCCGATCGTCTGGCACGTGGCGGTGACGATGATCTCGCCCGCGTCCGGGATCAGCACGACCGCAGGCAGGGCCCAATCGTTATTGGCCGCGTCGGTGACGAGGCCGCCGTCGATCTCGATCCCGGCCTGTCCGACGATACGGAACGGCGCCGTCGAGTAGGTCGGCCGCTTCCGGCGGATGCCGTTGATCTTGACGACGCGATCCAGGCCGACGCCCTGCGCGGTCGCGGGGCTGAAGCTGTTGTAGGTCGCGACGGTCTCGCCGTTGGCGTCGTGGTACGCGTTGGCACGCAAGGCCACGAGCTGCCCATCCTGCGAGTCCGCACCAAGGTAGAGATCAGCCCCGTAGATCGCGCGGATCTGGGTCTGCTCGTAGCTCAGGCAGTCGGCGAAGGTCGGCCGGATGATGCCGGCTGCCGTGATCCGGCAGACAGGGGTGGTGCCCATGGTCAGCGTCCGTTCTCGACCTTGACGGTAATGTTGGCGGCGTTTGCGGCTGGGCCGGCGAGGTAATCGCGCGAGTAGACCGTCTGAACGGTGGCCGAGACCGCGAGAGCCCGCGTCTGGCGGTCGAGGACGCTGTTGTAAGCCTCGATCTCGACGACGCCGGGCGTGTCGAGGATGCGCGCCTGAAGGGCGGGATCACGAAGACCCTCGGTGCGCCGGCCGAGCACCTCCTGCTCGTAGGGCGTGCCTTCCAGGGCGTCCAAGTACCACTGGCCCTGCCAGAGGTTCAGGCGGCTCGTGACGATCTGACCGACCGCGTCGGGGCTGTCGCGGAGGATCGTGGCCTGATCCCCGCCGAACAAGGCGTCGCCGGTCGCATCGACGGCACGAACGCGCACGGGATCAGTCGTCCCGCTCAGGCATCGCCTGCTCGAACAGCACACACCCGAAGTCCATCGGCACCATCAGAAACGGCCGATCGTCATCGCTGACGATGTACGGGGCCGGGATCTTGGGCGCGTATTCATTCTTCGAGATGATCTGGCAGTCACCGCGATCCAGCTCGGGATGCGGTGCGAAGTGCTCGCAATCGAAGCAGCGGGCCATGGGTCAATCCTCCAGAGAGGTCATCCCGGCGACATCGATCGCGTCGTGGACGACGTGGCTGATCTGCGCGGCAGCGGATGCAGCGATGGTCGCCGCTGCACCGGGTTGGACGAGGGAGTTCAGGACGCCCTGGAAGCCGGTGGCGACGCCGTCCTGGCGATTGCCGCTGGCGTCGAAAACGGGCGGGACGACCAGCGCTCCGGCGACCGAGGACACGCTGGCGACGAGAGGGTGAACCTGCTGGCCGTAGGCCAGGGCCGCGGCCGAGCCGGCCACGAGGCCGCCGATCGTAGCGATCTGGCCCTGGACCCAGTTCGTCGCAGCGACGGGATCCATGCCGCCCGAGACGACCTGCGAGACCACGGTCGGAAGCGTCGCCCCGATGGAATTCAAGAGCCCCCCGGCGGTCAGCGGGCCCGTGACGACATCCATGCCGGCGCCGGGGGGAAGCGCCGAGCCGGCCATATCGACCGTGCTGGCGTGGCCGAGCATCGAGAAGAACCCGGACGCACCGTTGGTCAGGCCGGCGAGGTTGTCCCCCGACGCCTGCAGCACGCCGAGCGCGTTCCCGAGCCCGGAACTGCCAGTCAGGGCTGAGATCAGCCCGGACGCATTCGTGACATTTTGAAGTTGGCTCGTGAGGCCACCGAGCTGGCCCTGGATGCCCTGGGTCAGGGCGGCCATCGGGTTCTGCATGATCGACGACAGGTTGCCGTCGCTCAGGACCTTCGACATCAGCTGCTGGACGCCCGCGCCGCCGTCGAGCCGCTTGGTGATCGACAGCTTCTCCGCGAAGACCGAACCGACCTTCATCAGCGGCACGCCGCCGATCAACTGCAGCGCCTGGGGCAGTACGATCCCGCCAGCCATCAGCAGTTCAAGAGGATCTTGCCGGCGACGTTTTGGATCGTCATCGCATCGACCACGTGCCGCGCGCCGCCCTTCTCAGACTGGACGGCCATCCCGTTAACCTGATGTGCGGCATCCTCCCGGACGCTGGTCACCGCCGTGTGCGACACGTCGTGGACGGTCTGCTTGTCGTCGGTCCGGGTCTGCGACGAGTTCTTTGAGACGCCCTTGAGCTTGCGCGGATCCGAGCGCACGCCCGGGATGAGGAAGGCATCGGCCGGGGCGTGCTGGCGCGTGTCACCGGGGGACTGGATGCCGCCCTGCTGATGCCAGCCGTCGATTCCCAGAGCCGCCTGGACAGTCAGGCCCTCATCGCCCTTCTTCAGCGCGTGCGTCGTGGTGATGCCGCCGCCGCCCATGAAGTGAACCGGGATATCCGGCAGAACCGGCAGCGTGACCAATTCGGTCGAGCCGTCGATCTTGCGGATCACGGCCTTCGCGGTCGGTTGGAGCTTCGCGGTGTGCCCGTCCTCGCTGTCCTCGGTTAGGGTGACCGGGCCGCCTTTGGGCAGACGTGCGACCACCGCATCGGCAACGGTTTCGAGTAGCTCCGTGACGTCGTCGAACCGCTCGCGGATGTCGAAGGCATGGTCGGCCATCGCTGTCCTTATTGTGGGGTGGTTGGCGCCGTGGCGCTCGGCGTCGTGGTGGGCGCTGTGCCGCCTGTGCCCGCGCCGGTGCCGGCAGCGGCTTGGTCCGGCATCGCGATGAGGCGCGTTTTCAGCGCGGGGGTCGGCAGCGAGCCATTCTTGATGCCGACGAATTTCGTGTAGTATTCGTTGCCGCGCGTATCGCCTTCGTGCTCGACGACGTAAATCTTGTAGACTCCGTCCGTCGCGATCTCAGGCAACAGGTTGTTCTGCGCTTCGCTCTGATAGCCGACCTGCTGTTGGGCCTGCTGGATGCTCTTCTGATCGATCTGGACCAGACCGCCGACCTTGATCGCCGGGTTGCACAGGCACACGCCCTCGATGCCCTGGATCGTCTGAACCGGCAGGCCGACCAAGCCGGACTTGCCGTTCAACACGATGGTGCCGCCCGGCAGGGCCTTGTCGTTGCCAAGGATCTGAACCTTGCCGTTCTGAATCGACCACGAGGTGCCGGTCGCGCCACAGATCTGCCGGAGCAGATCCTTGGCGTTGCCGAAAGCCGCGAACCCGCGCGGAAACTTGATTTTCGACAGTGCGTCCGTGTCGATGTAGCCCTGACCGACGCCTAGTTGCTTCAGCGCGTCGATCGCCACCTGGGCTCGGTCCATATGCGTGTGGCCGGCGTTCAGCGTCTTGTTGACCACGGCGAAGTTTCGGGCGTCGCCGCTGTCCGTGGCCAGGATGCTGAGGATCTTATCGGTGACGTCCTCGCGCAGGTTGCGCGCTTGCTTGATCTGCCCCTGAAAGATCGTCTGTAGATTCGATCCGTAGCCAACCGAGATCGTGATTTGCTTACCCGTGAAGAACGCTGGCTGTGTCGTGGAGTCCCTCAGGTTGGTGATGATCGCGTCGGCGTTGTTCGGGGTCGAGACGTCTTTTTGCCGGACGCCGAACCGAATGCGCAGGCCCTGGCCGCCATTCTTCTCGCCGTCGTAATCGAACGTCGGCCCGTCCGCGATCTGAACGCGGACGTTGCGAAGATACTGCTGGGCCATCAGTGTCAGGCCGCCACGAAGTAGAGGTGTGCCGTAACGCCGAGGCCGTCGAAGGTCGGAACCTCGCCGGCCCCACGATCGGTGGTGACGATCAGGGCGCCGCCGAAACCGAGGTATTTGTACTGGGCGAGCAGATCGACACCGCTGACCAAGGGGATGCCGGCGACGAGCGGCGTCTGATCCGCGTCGCCAATATCGAGGATCCAGCAGCCGGCCTGCGCGATGTCGTAGGTCAGACGCATGTAGTAAAGCGCACCCGCCAGGGTGACCGTGAAGCGACACGCCTGAGACGGCGTGAGCGGGATCTCGGTGATCGTGTTCACGGGCCACCACCAAACATATTGTACTGATCAGGACCCGCGCCCTGAAGGCCACCGATCGTCGGTGCGTCCGGGATCGACATGGTCACGGGCGCAGGTGGACTGATCCCGGATAGGTTCGCGGGGATGCCCTCGGGAAGCTCGGGGACGCCGCCCGTGATGGGGGTGGTCGGCTGGATGACGCCGCCGGTAAAGCCTGGATCAATCGGGGTGGTCCCGGCACCGGCGCCAAGGCCGGACGGGTTCAGCCCCGCGTCGGGGGTTCCGACAGAGCCCGGGGAGAACGAACCGGCGAACGCCTGCGAGCCGACGCCCTGCGCCTCGACGTTACCGTTGTTCTGCACGGCTCCTGTGGAGGCGGGGTTGGCTTGGTCGGACGGCGAGGACCCGGCGGCAGCTGTATTTGTTCCCGTTCCACCTTGCCCGGCGGTCGTCGTCTGCACTGAGACGAGAATGACCTCCTGCAAAGCCACGGAGACCAGGAGGATGTTCTCGGAGTGCGGATCCGTGACGACCTGAAGGCCGCGGACGAGCATATTCTGATACCGGCGCTTGCCGGTGTAGACGTTGAACGGCTTCCGGGCGAGCTGGAGCGCCAGCAGAGCTTGGTATTGCTGCTGAACGTAGCCGACGCGCCCGGCGGACGAGTTTGAGAAGCCGCACTTGATCTCAAGCTCGGCGGGACGTTTGTAGGCGTGATCCGTGATCACCCCACCACCCTCGACCGGGTGCTGGGTGATGATCACCTCATCACGATGTCCCTCCTCGACGGTGACATCGGCGTAGATCTGGCCGATCGCGCGGGCGCTGGGCTGGATCAGCGCGTAGGGGAGTTCGCCGAGAAGGGCCATGCGAGGAATCCCGGCGATGGGTTAGGCTGCAGCGCTCAGGGAGAGGCCGCATGGACATCAAGCTCGCGACGACGCCGGGACGCGTTCAGATCGCTTTGCCGACAGATAAGGGAGACGCGACGCTGGATTTCTCGTCAGCCGGGGCGGCTCGGCTCGGGTTCGTGCTGCTGCATCACGCGGCGGAGGCGGAGGCTAAAGCCGACCCGGCCACCACGCTCGGACCCGACGAGCGGCGCGCGACACCGCATCCCGTGCAGATCTCAGAGACAGCCGTCGCGCCGGACGGGTCCATCGTCTTGAAGTGCGAGACGCCGGAGGGGCTGACGTTCCATCTCGCGATAGCGGCAGAATCCGCACGGTCACTCGCCGAGGTGCTGGCGACGGCGCCGCTTCCTCCAGGACCAAGGTCCCGCCAATGATGGCTGTGCAGCGGACGGAGATCGTCGTCATCGTCGGCTCCGCAGAGCTACGTAGTTTGCCCACACGCATGACGAATCAAGTCGGCTCGACGTGCGTTAGGGCGTAGAGCGAGAATCCTCGTCTCACGAAGAGTTCACGAGGTTCTAAGATGCGTCGTCTGTTGCTTGCTCTCGCCCTGACTGTCCCGTCGCCTGTTTTCGCGCAGGGTGGATCGACCGCGTCCGCGACCGGAATTGAGATCCCGAACCACGATATCATCGGTTACTGCAGCAAGGTGATCGTTCGTCACGATATGGGCGATGCCATCGCACACAATGGTGCCGACCCGCGCGCTCGCGCCGCCTGCATCAAGGGGGAACAGGCCAATCTCGGACTGATCACCCTGCTGTGGCCCAATGCGACGGCATGGGCGCGGCGCGAGAGCGTGCGGTATGCCCAACAGTACGCGGAGACCAGTTCGTACTACACGTCGCTGTCGAGCTACCTCGAATCCTTCATGCGCGACGCCGAGATCGCGCAGGATGTCGAGGCGGCGTCGCACTGAGCCGGCCGGCGGCCTTAAGCGACCGCCGACTGGGCGTTGGCCAGGGCGAGGCCGTGGACCCGGGTCAAGGAGCTTTCGATGGTCCGGGCCGCGTCCTTGGGGTCCTTGGCCCCGTGGATCGTAGTGGTGTTGTTGATCGTCTGGTGAACGGCACGATTGTCGTTCGAGGACGAGTTCGTCACCGAATTGGCGCCCAGTGGTGCAGCGGGCCTCGTGGCCTCCGCGGGGTTGACCCCGTTCGCATTGACGCCGGGGTTGGCACCCATTTTCGGCTTGGGGACGCCGATCTGTGAGGTTCTTGCGCCGTCCTCAGCCTTGGCGGGCGGCGTCGCGGTGATCGAGGCCGAGCCATCCGGTCCGACCGTCAGGTAGGCTGCGCCGTTCTTCTCGATGAACTGGAGAACGTGCGCCCGGAACTTCTCGTACCGCTCCTTCGCAATCGCGATGCAACCGGCCGAGAGCTTGTTGGCGTTTGAGGCGGCGTGAAACTCGATCCCGTCGCGCATGCGGTTCAGGGTCTTGTCCCAGATCTGGTTGTTGTTGATGCCGAGCGCGTTGTTGGCCCGACCCCAAGGCCCGATCGTGCCTGGGGTGATCGGGTACGTTCCGATCGGGATCGAATTCTTGCCGGTCCCGTTCCCGGAGCCGTAGTCGTAGCTCTCGCCGTCCAGCGAGATCGAGCCGGAGAGGTACGGGGCACTTTCGCCACCTCGCTGAACGCCGGCCGCGATCGAAGCGCGACCAGGAATCCAGCCTTCCTTCGCCTGCTGGGCGTCCAGGAGCTTACTGCGCTGCTCCGGGGTCAGCGCGGCGAGGGGCGTATCGACACCGACGCCAGCCGCTTTGGCGAGCTGCGCGGCGTAGCCGGTCGGATCGTTCCCGTCGCTCGCGGGGGCCCAGCGCTTGATCGCCTCGGCGATCGTCTTGTCCTTGTACCCGGCCGTGTTGAAGAGCAGCTCTTCCTGGGCCTTGCGACCGGCCTCGTACGAGGGAAAGCGCGCGAAGCCACCGGAATCTGCTCCGGTCGCGCCCATGCGCTGGGCGAGGGGGCCGTACTTAATATTCCCGGGGTTGTTGTTGCGCCATGCGCGCGAACCGTCGCCGGCCTTCGGCGCGTCTTGACCGCCCATCGACTTGGGCAAGATCTTCTGGAGAAGGGTGCGGTTGTCCGGCGGAACTGCGTTGCCGGTGTTTGCCCCGCCCGGACCGTCCGGCGAGGCTGATCCGCCTGAGATCGCGTTCAACGCGGCAACCGTCCGATCACTATCGCCCAGGACGGTTTTGGTGGTGCTGATTAGGCCCCAGAACTTCAGGACCTTTTCGAGGGCGAGCACGATGCGCTCGACGGTCGCCGCGAACGTCTTGGCCCGACCGACGAACGCGTCCCACTTCTTGATGAACTTGTCGCCGTCCTCATCCGCGATCGAACCGATGAACTTGGCGATGCCTTCCGCGACTGCGACGATCGCGTTCGAGATGTCGTTGAGGATCCGGTCGAGTTCACCGGGATGCGTATCAACCCAAGCCTGAAACCGATCGATGATCCGCTGGATCGCCGGGGCCAGCGACGCCATCATCTTCTCGGTGAGGACACCGATCGTCGCCTGAAGCCGCGTCAGCGCCCGCTGAAACGCCGTTGAGCCGGCCGCGGCCTGATCCGAGTTGAGGCCAAACCGTTTGGCCATCTCGTCGTATTCGGCCCGGTAGCGCTTGATCGCGTCCGCCTGCCGAACATACTGGTTGAAGCTCTCCTCCGAGATCCCCAGCATCTCGGCGTGTTGCACACCGATGACGTAGGGCTCTTTGCGGAGCGCTTCGAGCGTGGCCAGATACTTGTCGACACCCTGAAGCTTGTCGCTGACCCCAAGGTCTTGCACGAACTTGCGCAAGCCGGGGTTGTTGCGGAGCGCCGTGGTGAAACTGTCGACGGAGGCCGTGGCCTGCTGGGCCGAGCCGCCAGTCTGGCTGAACGCGTAGCCGAGCGCCTTCAGGCTCTGGACGGACGTGCCGCTACGCTGGGCCTGGAAGTAGAGGTTGTCGAAGGAACCGGCCACCTTGGCCACGGCGTAGCTGATCGCGGTGGCCGCGGCGGCAGCCGACAACGCCATCTTCTCAAGGCCGGAGATGAACTCCTTGGTCCGCTCCTTGCGCTTCTCGGCGGCCGTCTTTTCCTGCTTCTCGGTATCCTTGGCGCGTTCGAGCGCCGCGCGAGCCTCTTTTAGGTTGGTCTCGCGCGTGAGCTTGGCGATCTCTTCGCCGCTCTTCGCACCAGCCCACTTCGCGTCCTCGATCCGCTTCTCGGCCTCTTTGACGGCCTTCTCATAGTCGGCGACCGACTTCTTGGCAGCGGTCTGCGAGGCGGCGTCGACCTTGAAGCCGAGCGCCACCATGAAGGAGGCGAGAACGTCATCGGCCATGCGATCAGCTCGTCGGGTTCAGCCGGGCGCGATTCTCGGCCTCGACACGCATCGCGTCGTTACACTCGGCGATGTGCTCAATATGAATCGAGCCGTTCAGCAGGTCGGTGAAGCGGTAGTAGCCGAGCGGGATGGGACCCATGTAGAAGTCCGCCCCGTCCGGTAGCTCGACTAGCTCGACAGAGGGAGAGCCCCGCCGCTGAAAAGGGACGGGGCGTCTCGAAAAAGCGGCATGTAGTTGTCGTAGAGGACCTGGGTCGCAATCGCGAGTTGCAGGCCGGCGTCGGTGTCGATGTCCTGGAACATCAGCCGCAAACCGGCGCTCGACATGATCGGCGCCCAGCCGCCGCTCTCCTTGCGCTGCACGACGGCGAGGGCCGCGTCCAGGATGTAGTCGAGCTTATCGTCGTCGAGCGCGCCCAAGCCCTCGATGACCTGACCGGCCACCGCGGGCGTGAGCCCGGACGCCAAGCTGGCGAAAAGTGGCTGGATGATCGGAGCCGCGCGGCGCAGGACGTGGACCTGGGTCCGGCCGGGCATCTTACCCGAGCGGTAACCGACGCCCTTGATTTCGAATTCCGCCACGGTTCACCTCACAGCGCCAGCGAGCCGTCGCCGAGTTTGTTGTCGATGAAGATGAAGTTCATCGGCCACTCCATCGTGCCGCCGTCCTTGGCGTTCACGTTGTCGGGCAGCTTTACGAAGGCGCCGGCCGAGCACTGATGGTCGTCACCCCAGACGGGATTCGACAGCACCAACGTGTTCTGCCCGGTGTAGGCGCTGGAGGTCTGCTGATAGTTGTAGAGGTCCTGCAGCATCCGGTTGATCGGGCTGTTCTTCAGGAGCCGGATCGTGACGCGGCCGGCCTTGGCGGCGTGCAGGGAGTGCATGCCGTAACCATCGGCGCCGGTGACCATCGAGGTCTTGTCGTCGGTCATAGAGAGGGTGATGCCCTCGTCGGCGAGACCGCCCTCGGAGATCGTGAACGAACCGCCAGGGCCCGTCAGGGAGCAAACAACGTCCGCGAAGCTGTAGGTAATGGGCGCAGCCGCCATAGGGTTACCTCAAGATGTGATGGGATGGGGCGGCGCCCGGACCGTTAGCGGTCGAGCAGAACCGAAATCGAGATGATGTGGATGGCGCCGGCCAGCTTGCAGCAGACTTGGAACGGCACGGACTTACGGGCCGCGCGATCGGCCTGGGACTGCGTCGAGACCGGCGGCGCGAAGATGTAAAAGCCGGAGGTCAGGACGTCGTAGGTCTTCAGCATGCCGACGTTCGGGCCGAGCCAGACGCCGGGAGCCAGGAATCCGTTGCCGACCGCCACCGTGCAGGCCGCGGCGATCACAGACTTGATCAGGCTCATGCCAGCGTCGGTCTGCGGGACCTTGGTCGCCGTGGTGTAGAGCAGGTTGTAGCAGTCGGTCTGAATGCGGTTCTGAAGCCAGTCCGCACCGATCCGCTCGTCGATGTAGTCCCCGTTGGCCATCTGGCCGGGGAAGATGATATTCGTACCGTTCTGGACCGCGACGAAGACGTTGGTGTTCTTCGCGTTTATCTGCCCGAACTGGCTCTCGGTGAGAACCTCTGCCGCGACACCGGGTTCCTGCTTGTAGGCGGCGGTGATCGTGGTATTCGAACCCTCGAAATCGACGGTCGCGAACCGGCCGAACAGGGACTCGGCCGCGTAGGGGTCGTTCCGGGAGAACTGGGTGTAGGTGCGGCTGTAGTTGCCGACCATGAGCTGGGACGCGAGGTCCGCGGACGTGGTGCTGTCGAGAACGTTGGCGTTCTGGAGCGTCGCGCCGTAGATCCGGCTCTGACTGGTGCTCAGGCCCTCGACGAGAGCGGCCACCGCGAGGTGGTCGGCGTCGGCCGGCGGGGTCACCGCGGCGACCTGCAGCGAGTACCAAGCGCCCGACATATCAGCGAGCGTGGCCACCGCCGAGACGAGGCTCTCGGCCGGGGCACCCGGGACCGGCGCGGAGGCGTCCAGGCCGGTCAGGTGCAGGAGTGGGCCGAGATCGATTCCGGACGGAGCCGCCGTCGCGTAGCCGACCGACGACGTCGCGCCGGTGGTCGGCGAGGACACGTCGAACCGGTTGTAAACGCCGTCGTACGTGACGACTGCGCCGGGCACGACGGCTGCGAGCGCCGCCTGGATCAGCGTCGCGACGCCGTTCAGGTTCAGCGCGCCGGACAGATTGATTCCGGTGATGTTCCGGGCCGTCCCATCGATCGCGATGCTGAGCGACCCGGCCGTGACACCGGTCAAGTTCGACAGGAGGCGCTGCGCCGGGGACAGCGACGCGCCGCGGATGTGCCCCTTCGTGGCGGTCTGAGCCCAGCGGCCGACGTAGACCTGCGCCGGCTGAGGAGACTGGCTGAAGTAATCTTTCGCCGCGAGGTACTCGGGCGCCGTCGTGCCGAAGTCCTGCGTGATCCCGGATAGCGTCGTGTAAAGACGCAGACGCTCGGCGGTATCGATCACGCCCGGGGTCGAGCCGAGGATCAGACCGGTCCCGAAGGAACGATACTGCGCCGCCTTTGGCTCAATGGTAACGGAGACGCTGACGAAATCAGCGACGTTCAGGCCAACAGCCATGGCAAAGCCGCCGAAGTCTCGGCGTCCCTAGTGTGAGATCTTCGGAGGGGTGGGGGCTTGGCCGCGGCTCAGGCCGGCGGCAGGGGGGACGCGATCGGTGCGAGGATCTGCGTCGGGCCGGCGACGTTGCCGGCGGTCGCCTGGATGGCGCCGATGGTCTGGAGGACGTTCTGGATCGGGTAGGTGCGCTCGATCGTCTGGGTCAGACGAAACGACAGGTCAGAGCGGCGACGGCTCTGCGCGGCCACTATCTCCGGCACGCGCCGGATGGTATCGAAGCCGATAAGGTTGAGGCCGAGCGCCCGCATGGCCTCGCGGTTCTGCGCGACGTAGAATCCGTCCCTGAGGAGCTTCGCGTAGGCGTCGCTCCGGGGACCGTAAAAGCTCGCCAGGATGTCGAGCCGGTAGACGGTGCGCAGCACGGTGTAACCGGCCCCATCGGGGTGATGGATCTGCGCCGGGGTGTCGTCCGGCATGGTACCGGTGACACCGACCGCGACCCAGGTCGTGTCGATCTCGGGGACCCGGGGCTGCGTGGGCTGCCAGCGCGGGCGGACGAGATCCCCGGGCAATCCAGTGACCCCGGCGACGAGGCCGCCGATGGCCGTGTCGAGATCGAGATCGTCGAGGGGCGGCGCGGAGGTCGGGGCGAGAGGGCCGCCGGTCGCGCTCGTGTTAGCCGAGGAAACCGGCATCGGATCGTGCCCCCGTCTGGGCTGGGTTCACGACCGCGAGCTTGCAAAAGGCCTGGGTGAACCCCTCGCCGAACGGCCACAGCTGCGCGTTGCTGATCGTGTAGGGGAGGCCGGCGAAGACGATCGCGTCGGCCGCGACCTCTCGGGTGCCGGTGTCGATCGGGAAGCGGGTGATCACGGCGAGGTCGCCCTCGACGAAGTCACCGTCCCCGACCTGGACGAGGCCCTTGCCGTTGCCCGGGAAGATGACGCCGCGGATGCGCGTGCCCTTCTCCAGGGCGCGGGCGAGGCCGATGCTGCTCACCGCAACGATCGACTGGATCAACACGGCCTCGGACCAGAAGTCCGGGTCATCGAGGACATCGGCGACGTTCTGAAGGGCCATTACTTCACCACGTAGGTGACGCTCTGCCGGAGCTGACCGGTATCGATCAGGGGCTTCGTGCCGGTCCGGCCCCGGTGCAGCCGGGCCTTGATCGTGCGCGGGGCGAGCGGCGCGTGCTGGCCATCGGTGATCTGAGCGCGGACGGCGTTCTGACCGATGAGGCCGATCGCATCGAAGCCGGTCTGGATCGCCGCGTAGTCGCCCTTCAGGGCCGCGGCACCCATCGCCTTCAGGCGGGGCAGGATCTGCGGCATGGCCGCCTCGATCCCGGGATGCAGGAACGGCCGCGCAGGCCGATTCTGGGCCGGGTCGCCGGTCTCCATCCAGTAACCCAGGGCAGCGTTGCTGGGCGGGGCGTCGCCGTCGTCTTCCTGGCGAGACGAGCCCTCCGGGATCCCGACGTAGACCTTGGTTCGGGTCAGCGCGTTGGTCCGGCTGAGCAACTCAGCGGTGCGGTCGACCGTCTTGGTGACGGCCATCAGAGCTGGATGCCCCCGGCCCCGATCAGGGTCAGGAGCTGATAGTAGCGCCGGCCATACGAGGTCGCGCCGTAGAGGCCGGCGCCGTCTTCGAGGCCGATCGAGGTGTCGATCGTCTTCGAGATCGGGCCGACCGACTTGGCCGAGACGATGCCCGTGGGCACGCCGATCGCGGCGCCACCGCCGGACCCAGCAACAGTTGCCGAATTGGGGGACAGGGCGAGGTTGTGCGCGGTGACGAACTGGACGCCGTCGTCGTACAGCTCACCCCAGCGAGCGGGGCTCAGCAGACGGCTGGCCAGTCCGAGGTTGTAGGTGACAGCGGTGTCCGGATACGCGGCGAACTCGGGAAACGCCGCCCGGAAGCTCGCCAGGGTGACGGTCACTGCTCGCCGGCCGCCAGGATCTCGGCCTTGCGCTGGTTCGCCTCGACTTTCGGCATCGGCTCGGTGATCTGCTCTTCGCCCCGATAGACCGCGAACAGGCCGCGTCCCTTGTGGCGGATCGAGATCTCGGCGTGATCGTCGTCGGCATCGTCACCGTCCGAGGACGACGCATCGCTCGCGGCGGCCGTGATCTCGTGCGCCTCGGCGAGCTGAGCCCGGGTCTCGGCGTGCGCGGCGCGCTCGTCCTCCAGAGCCTTCTCGGCCGCCTCCGCGCGCCGAACCGCAGCGTCCAGCTCGACCGCTAGCGGATTCCCGCTCACCGGCGTCGCCGAGGTCGCCGCGGCGTTCTCGTCACCGAGATGCAGCTGCGCGTAGGGATGCGCGGCGATCAGATCATGCACGTCATCGTGCCGACCGACGCCGAAGCGCACCATCGGGCCGGCCGCGCCGATCGCCTTCTGCTCCTCAGGGTTGAGCAGCAGGTTAAAAGGCTTGACCACGTGGAGTGTGGGCATGCGGGCCGCCTAAGATGTTCGAGGGGGATTGCCGTTACGGCCGGGCGGCAGAAGGCCAGCCCGGCGTCTTGCTCAGATGCCGTCGCGGTACGCGAAGGTCTCCGGGTAGATGAACTCCATCTGGCCGAGACGACCGTAGTAGGTCGTGGCCTGATAGATCGACTTGTATTCCAGCGGGGTACGCTGAAGATCGGTCAGCGGGTAGCGGACATAGTCCGGGGACTTGTGGTAGGCGACCATACGGTTGACCGTTGTCGGGTCACCGGCGGTGCCGCCCGTGCCGCGACCGTTGAGCCACTTGCAGGGGAGGATCTGAAGCTCTTCGCCCTGGGCCACCGCGATGTTGTTCTCGCGGATGAACTGCATCAGCGAGATGCCACCGGCGTTGCCGTTCACCGAGATAATGGTGGAGGTGAGGTAGGCCATCGTGCCCGGGGGAACGAGCAGGCGGTTCGGGAATACGGCCCAGGCGGACGCCTGCCATGCCGAGTTCAGGATCTCGTTGATGTCCGCCAGGACCTGGACGGGGAGCTTGTCCGCGAATTTGGTCGAGGAGTTGTTGCTGGTCGGGCTCTGCGAGCCGGCAGTCGCCACGTTGGCGATATTTGACACGTAAGAGCTGTTGGCGAGACCCGTGAAACCCTTCAGGGTGTCGCCGGTGTAGACAACCTGATCGACGTTCTGGTTGTACGCCTTCTGCATGACGTCGTAGTAGGTGACGTCGATACCCTCCCCGAGCGCCTGAGACTTGGCGAGATCGATGACGGTCCACTTCAACTCTTTGCCCCACAGGTGCAGGGGCTGCGGGGTCTTGCCGACATCGACCGCGACGCCGCTGATGGCGTCGGTGCCCTGGCTGATCCAGGAGATTCCGTTCGGGGACATGCCGCCGGTCTCGGCGTAGCCGGCCAAGAGGAACGACGCGGTGTCGTTCGCGATCGTGATATCCTCGCGGAGGTCAACGTCGCGCGACCACGTGAAGGTCATCAGTGGCTTGTTGAGCTTCGGATCCAGCTTTTCGAGCTGACCGATGAGGAAATTGCCAGTCGAGTCGATGGTGTACTGGTCGTACGTCTGCATTAGAGGAGGCTCCATCAGGGGGACGGGCGCGCAATCACTGCGGGCCAAGGCCACTGCCCAGGTGGCTTTACAGGGCGAAGGGCTGCGCGACGGGGCGCGTCTCCCTAAATCGGTTAGTCGACGAGCTAGATTTACTTCGATCGAGAGATTTTTTGATAAATCGTTCGTTTTAGCGGACGCGCTATTGCAATCTGCCAATATTAGACGATTATAGTTTTGCGGGCGAAAGCCGCCCGTGTCTCATCCCCCTTATACTAGGGAGATTTTCCATGCACATGAGATTGATTGGACTCAACGCCCTGGCGCTCGCCGCGACCGACGATCGAGCAAGTCGCTCTGATCACGGGGCCGGCGCCGCCATCGAGGGTCAGCAGGTGCTGATCTGGGCGCGGGAGGTCCAACATGCAGCAGTCGACAGTGATCTTGGCGATCTCGGAGACACTTCTCGGATGTATTTACTGTGCTGAGGCTGCTATAGCCCATTCAGCGTCTTTAGAAAAAACACCTAACGCTTTGCACGTTGCTCATCTTTACATATCAGCCACGAAAGGCCTTGCTCTGATATCGGTTGGCGTTCTTTCCTTTGTGTTGAACGCCCACTAAGATGAAGCCTGTGGCAATCGGGGCGGACGAGCATCGAAGTTCGTCCGCCTCAATAGTAACGCGTGCGTTTATCAGATGTTGAAGGCAATTTCCGTGTTGCCGTAGGCATCCGCCGGACCCATGAAGTACGAGTTGCTCGGCAGGACGACGGTGTTCGCGCCGTCAGCCGCAGCCTCGACGCCACCGATCGGCTTGCCAGCGGCGGGCGTGGCGACGCGGACGTAGATGGGTCCGCCCTTCACCGCCGCGGTCGTGCCGTTCAGCGTGACGTTCATGTAGCCCCGCTTCAGCACGGACATGCCGCCCTTGGTCGGCGGGGTGGAGGTGCCGAGCGGATCCTGGCTGGCGACGCCCGGGAAATCGCGGACGTTGAAGCCGTAGATCACGCCGAGCGCGTCACCGGACGCGAGCGGCTGCATGCGGCCCGCGACGATCTTCACCGGCACGCCATAGGCGGTCGGCGGATTCGTGGGATCCGTCTCCTGCGGCTCGATCGTCGCGGCTTCGATGCGGTGAACCGTGCCGGCGATGCCCGCAGGCATCCGGTAAGTGTAAGCAACCATGAATGAATTCCTTCGAGGGGCCTAGCGCGCCATCACGGCGGGCCACGTGGCTGTGTGGGGGATCAGGCGCCCTTCGACGCCCAAAACTCGCGGTTGAGCCGGTTGCGCTCGGCGGCCGTCATGCGGCCCTCGGGCTTCGAGTCGCCGACGAGGATGCGGTTGGTGACGCGGCTGTTGTTGGCCGTGCGGACCGCGTTCGAGGCTCCGACGAAGGCGAGGTGCACCGACGCCGGGGCCATCTTCGCGAAGTCCGGGACGGTCTTGGTGCCGAGAAGGCTCGACGCCATGTCGGCATGGGCCGCGAAGTAGTTGGTCAGCGCCCGGCGCTTGTGGGCCAGGATGGCACCACCCCGGGCTGCGGCGTCGCGCAGGCCATCGGTGGTCGGCATGCGCAGGCCCGGGGACAGGATCTCAGCGCGGGCCGCCGTGTCGCGGAAGGCCGCATCGTTGACCATCTCGGGCTCGGGGGCCGCGACAACGGTCGGGTCTTCCTCGCCGGTCTCGCCCTCGGCCGGATCAGCGTCTTCGGTCTTAGCTTCCTCGGCCGCCGGCTCGTCCTTACGCTGGGCGCAGAGTTCCTCGACCTTGGCCTCCAGGGCCTGCAGCCGAGCGGTCAGCGCCTCGACGGTCGCGTTGGCGTCCGGGGCATCCTCGTCGGTCTGCGCCGCGGGCGCCTCGACGACGTTCTCGGCGACCGTCTCTTCGACAGCCTGCTCGACCGCCTGGGTGACGGCCTCGGTCATCTCCTCGACGAACGCATCGACATCGTCATCACGGAAGGCGCGGAAGGCGCGGTCGAAGGCGCGGGCCTTGCGATCCAGGCCGCGGGCGCGGACAGAGGGAACGCGGCCGGGGATCGCGGTGGCCGTGGCGGTGTTCTTCATGGGGGGCTCCGAATGGGAATCGCCGAAGGCGCAGACCGGCCCGCAACGGCCGCGGTCGACGATGGCGAGGTGATTACCGGTGATGTTGATCTGCTTGCCGCGGCCGGCTTCGAGGCGGACGTAATCGGCCTCGTAGCCGCACGAGACTTGGCGCTTGCCCTGCTCGATCTTGTCGATGGCGTTCGCGCAGTAGATCAGCGCGTCTGCGAGCATCAGGTGAGACTGTGAGCCGTCACCGCGACGGACGTTGTTGATCACGCCGACGAGGTGGTCTCGGTAATTCTCGGGCCCGACCATCATCGTCGGGTGATCGTCAGTGATCGGCACGCCCTCGAATGATGCGAGGGTTGCGGGGTCGAAGACGTCCTCGGGCTGGCGCTCGATGACGATGTAGCCCATCGGTCCGGGCTCGATCGGGATCTCGTCCGCGCGGTAGTCCTGCGGACCAGTCCGGGCGATGGCGACATCCCGGATCAGCAGGTAGCCTGCGGGAGTGCGCTCGCGCTTGCTGCCGAAGCTGGCCGGCGCCAGGAAGTTCAGCCGTGGCGGCTCAGGCAGAAGGTCGAGGAACGGGGTTGTCACGGCGGTCAGTGCCGGAAGCCGTCCGCGTAGAGGTACGCGAGAAACAGGCCGCCTACGGCGAGGCTGCCGAGGACAAAGAGGGTGCCGAGGACGACCCCGACGACGCCGAGAACGCTCATGGGCGCCTCCTCACAGATCAGGGGTCGGTGTGGGGATGGCGGACCCACCACAGGTTGCGAGATCAGGGCCTGTTGCTATGCTTCACAGTGACAGCCGAGGACGCAGATGACGAAAGAACAAATACTTAAAGAGATGGATCAGGCGATCCAAGACGTTGCAAATCTACCGGCATTGAAGTCGGTCGGATCTGCCAATACGGTCCGCATGATCGAGAAATTGTTTAATATCGTTGACCGCTTCGCGCCGTCGAGCAGCTCTTTTCGGGTCAAGGCCGATCGACTTCGGGACCAAGATACAAAAATGTTCGTTGGCGCCGTCATCCAGCCGCTGACCGGGCTCGTGAAATCGCTGCGCGATGCGATTGCAGCGGATCAGCTCACCCGCATCGAAAGCTTGATTCGGGCGGACACGTTCACGGACTTCCTTTCGATGTCGGAACACCTGCTCAATGAGGGTTACAAGGATGCGGCGGCCGTGATCGCTGGGACAGTGGTTGAGCAGCACTTGCGCGCGCTCTGCAATTTGCGCTCGATCCCGACGAAACAGCCGGACGGCGTAAAGTGGAAAAAGGCTGAGCTGCTAAATCAGGACCTCGCGAAGGACGGCGCCATCACGAGCGTCGAACAGAAACAGATCACGCACTGGCTCGGCCTGCGGAACGCAGCGGCGCATGGCGAGTACGAGAAGTACGCGGCGCCACAGGTGCAGTTGATGATCGAGTCGATCACGTTCTTCATGGCGCAGCATCCAGCGTAGCTGGCTAAGGCCAAGATTCTTTGCGACCCGGGTGGCATGACCCCTTCCGCGCGACCCTCCTGCCCCCATTTGGCGGTTAGGAGGACGCGATGGCCGATAACGATAACAAGAGCGCAGACAGTGTCGGGCGCACCATGAAGTGGATCTTGGGCACCTTCCTGGTCGCTTCGTTGGTGCTCGTCCTGGTCCTGCACGAGGGCAACAAAGGGATCTACAAGAACCTCGAATCGAAGATGTCAGATCTCTGGGGCCAGTGGGGGCGTTAAATGCCCCAGATTCTTAGGTAGACGACGGCCCGCCTCGCTCCATCCTTACGGGTAGGAGCCGCCCAGCACGCGGGGTCGGGCTAAACGGACGGGCCGTCGTCGTCTCAGAGATTCGGGATCACCGGCTCAGGATAGCACCTGCAGTTGAAGATACCGCCGGGTAGGGCGTGGTGACCGGGATCGCATTCCGGTGGTTCGTCCCATCGGAACGACTGGCCGTTCAGGGCCTTGTGGGTAGCCCGAACATCGGAATCCCCGGCCGTCCGCCAGATGAAGTGCGTCGAGCCGATGTGCTCGGCGCGGGCCTTGGTCAGTTCGGTCGCGGTCCGCGAGACCTCGGTCCGGGCGATCAGCATCGCCCTGCTCTCGGTGACCTCGCCGGTCCGCTGAATCTCGGCCGCGATGTCGGCGGCGCGGCGGCCCTCGCTGATCCCGGCGATCGTGAGATCGTGGACCCGCTGGCCGGCTTCGGTCGGCAGGCTGGTGATCAGCGTGACCTGCTCGGCCATGCGGGCGCGCATCACCGTGCCGGTCGGCGCCTGGGTGATCTCCCGCTTCAGGCCGGTGCCCATCATCTGAGCGACCCGAAACCAAGCCCTTTCGTCCCGGGCCGCGACCTCGGTGACCATCCGGCTACCCACGGCCTCAGCCCAAGGGCCGAGCGTCGTGGCATAGCGGTCCAGGAGGGCTTGCACGCGCTGGGCGCCGGGCAGATCCTGGACATCGAAGCCCCGGACGATGTCGCCGACGTGGCGCGCGATCTTCCGAAGCTGGGTGACGTAGGTGCGCTCGACCTTCTGCGCGCGGATGAACGCGGACCGGGCTCCGATGGGCCGCGCCTCGTCGGCGGTCAGGCTACGCGGCCGGAGACAGGCCGGGCAGGCGTGAGCCGTCGACAGGCGGTACGGGCGCGACGGGACTGGCTGGGGCGTCAGCATCGATCTCGTCGGGCCCCGGCGGATTCACGGCGGTCTCGTCAGGCGCGGGCGGCTCGGCTTCGGCCTCGGCGATGTCCGCGTCGGTGATGTTGGTGAAGATGCCCGTCTCCTCAGACTGGCCCTTCAGTTCCTTCAGCGCGACCGCGTGCGAGATCGTGCCCTGCACCTCGGCCGCGAGGATCGTATCGGTGTTGGTCTTGGCGATCGTGGCGCGCTCGGTCGCCGACAACTGCCAGAGAGGCTCGAACGCGATGGCGTAGCCGTCCGGGGGCTCGATACCCAGCTCGGACCGGCACAGAAGCTCGTAGACCCGCTTCACGCCGGGGCGCAGGCGGGCGTTCTGTTGGGCATTGATGCCGTCGTAGTGGGTGCGAAGGTCGGCCTCGCCGGTCGAGAAGCCAGCAGGCGATTGGCCAAACATGCGAACCAACGGGATGTCGGCCGCGCCCGCAATCTGTTCCTCGAAGCGCGCCAGCACGTCCGACAGACCGCCGAACGAGTAGGTCAGCGCCGTCATCTCGTCCTTCGCGTCCATGAGGGTGAGACCCTCGGTGGACTGATAGGCGCGGATGGCATCCAGCTGGGCCATCAGGCCCTTCTGCGCGGCTTCGGGACCGCCCAGGATCTGGCGCAGGCCCTCGACCTTGTAAGTGCGAAGATAAGCCTTGAAGACCAACTGCGCCGCGCCGGCCGTGGTGCTGTCGAAGGCGACGAGGCGGTCGTAGAGCCGCTCGATCACCGACATGCCCCAGAATTGCTCGGTCTGGCTCTGCCAGTACGGCAGCTTGATCCCTTCCAGGCGGATCACACGGCTGTAGTGGACGCGCTCGCCCTGGAAGGCCGGAGCGGAGGCGGTCACGTCGTAGAAGACAGGCTTACCGAGATCAGGCCCGAGATCGCGCACCGTCTCGGTGAATGACGGCTGGATCATCCAGCGATCCAGGGGCAGTAGGCCTCGGAACTGGCCGCGACCCACCGTGCTGGTGTTCAGGGGCGTCGCGGGGTCCTGGCCATCGATCAGGATGACGAGGATCGCGCCGCCGTAGAGCCGCGACCACTTGATGCCGTCCGCGATACCGTCCCAGACGCCCCAGTTGCGAGCGCCGTCGTGGATCGCGGCGATATCGGCCGGGTCGAGAGTCGAGGTGATCTTCACCCCGGCCCGGGTCATGTCCTCGGCGACAACATCGACGACTTTGCCGACGATCCAGCTGCCCCGATACATGAAGTCCAGCAACATGCGGTTGCGGGAGATCGGGTTGTAGCCGTAGGTCGAGGCGCTCTGGAGGTTTCCGGTGCCGATGCCCAGACGGGCCACGACGTTCTGGTAGGTGTCCGCGGTGTAGGTCGACGGCTGCGAGCCTGCAGGCACGCGAATCCGGGCCCGCGCGGGCGCGGATGTGTCGGCCATGCTGTCAGCCCGCGAGCCTTGAGTAGAGTTCGATCAGCGAGACCTGCTCGACGATCAGCTCGGTGAGGCCCCAGACAGCCGCGTCTGCCCGGTCAGGCGAACGGCCGCCCTGATAGCCGGCGGTGGAGAAGTTCAGGTACTGCTCTTCGATCTCAGGGAAGGCCCCGACGTGGGTGATCTTCCCCTGTTCGTAGAGCGCGGCCACGGGCTCGGCCCGGACCTTCTTTCCTCGGCTCGCCGTGACGAGTTTCACCGGCGCATACTGCGATGCGGTGCGGATCGTGCTCTCGACCATCGCGCCGCCGAAGTTGCGTTCGGCGATGATCGTGTCGGCGCGCCAGCTCTCGAAGGCGCTGATGGCGACGCGGGCCCAGCCCTCGGGCGAGTACCGGCCGCTGAGATCCTCCAGGATGTAACCCTGGCCGGCGAAGTCGACCCCGCAGACCACGAGACCGATCTCGTCCGACCGCTGATCCTCGACGCCCGCACACCCCGAAGGGTCGATCGCTACGACGATCCGCTGCATCCGCTCGATGAGCGCCTGCCGCTCGGATTCGCTGCCCCAGCGCCGTTCCCGCTTCCGGTCGAGGATGTCGAGAGACCAAAGCGCGTTGTCGACCTGCGCGAGGAACTCGCCGTGAAGGAAGCGCTTCCGATCCTTCTCGGGCAGGGACTGCAGCTGCGTGAGGTAGGTATCCGGCAGGTTGGCGAGGTTGTCCGCCGGGTTCATCTGGATCGAGGCGTAGGCTTCCGGATCCGCAAGCTCTTCACCGCCGTTCGGCTCGACCTTCTGGTACCAGAGCCGGTACGTCCAATGGCTCACGGAGGGCGGGTTGCAGTCCACGTACTCTTTGAGGGCGAGGCCGGACGTCTGAGCCAGACGGGTGACCGCCTTGTTGCGGGCGCCGTAGCTGATCTGGCTCGCCTCGTTGAGGAAGATCGATGAGTGCTCCTGGCCCAGGATCTTGTCGGCGCGTTCCTTATCGTCGAGGCCGCCGTAGATGATCCGCGAGCCATTGGGCAGCTCGTGGAACCAGTCCGTCTTGTCCAGGTGCAGATCGAGGCCCGGATAGCAGAGCCGCGCCACCTTGGGCATCGTGTCGAAGATCACCGAGAACTTCAGGTGATTGAAGTGCTGGCGCAGGACCGCGTGGGTCGATCCCTTAGCCTTCAGCGCCCGGATGAGCAGGGCACGGCAAATGAGGAACGTCTTGCCAGACCGCGACCCACCGCGCAGCAGGATGTGCCGGGCGGGGCTGGCCAGGATGGCGTTGGCCTCGGTCTGCTTCTCGGTGAGTGCGAAAGTCGGCTGGATCACCGGATCGGCTCAGGGCGATCGGCCGTCTCACACGACCCTGGGGATGCGTGACCGCTACGGAGCGCTTGAAAGCGTCTCACACGTAGAGTCTCTTGACCGGCGAATCGGTCGTCTCACATAGTCGTCTCACAGAGACGGAGAACGACGATGCTGATCGGGTACGCGCGCACGAGCACGCAGGAGCAGAAGGCCGGGCTGAATGGGCAGATCGAGGAACTGAAGGCCCTCGGCTGCGACGAGATCTTCACCGAGCAGGTGTCGTCGGTGGATCAGCGCGAGAAGCTCGACGAGGCGATCCGGTTCGCACGCAAGGGCGATGTGCTCGTGGTGACCAAGCTCGACCGGCTCGCGCGCTCGGTCCCGCACCTGTGCCGGATCATCGAGGCGCTGGAGGCCAAGGGGGTCGGGATTCGGATCGTCGCGATGGGCATCGATTCGACGACAGCCACCGGGAAGCTGATGCTGAACGTCGTGGGCGCCATCGCTCAGTTCGAGCGGGAGATGATGCTGGAGCGCCAGCAGATCGGCATCGCTGCCGCGCGTGACGCCAAGAAATTCAAGGGCCGGGTGCCGACTGCGCGGCGCCAGAGCGAGCGGGTGATGCAGCTCCTGGCGACCGGGATGCCGAAGGCTCAGGTGATGAAAGAGCTGAAGATCAGCCGGGCGTCGCTCTACCGGATCGTGCAGGAACAGACCGCCACCGTATCATGGCGATCCGCTTAGAGGTCCGCGTCCGTCCCGTTGATCGAGATGCGGATCGGACCATCGTCCGGCCCCTTGTGCTCCACGGCCGCGAGACGGGGGTGGATGTACGGGGCGCAGTCCTTGGCGACGCCAGCCGCCTCGTCCCACCGGGACGCATCCGCGTGATGACGCATCGCGGTGAGCATCACCTCCAAGGGCGTGATCCCCTCGGCGATGGCGCGCTCCGCGATCTCGCGGGTCTTCGTTGTGGCAGAGCCCGGCTTGCGGCCAGCGCCCGGACGCCTACCGCCGCCGGCCATGATCGTCGTCCTTATTAAGGCTGAATAAGTTCAGCGGTCAGTCCGCCTTGCGCTCGTCCACGGGCGGGTGCTCGGCCGCATCGTCCTCGACGATCGGATGGCCGGCCTCAGCCTGCAGGAGCGGCTCGGGAGCCTCGCCCGGGGCCGCCGTCGACATGGCGCCATCAGGCATGTTCACCGCGGGAGCAACGCCTCCAGCCAGACGGCCGGTCGGGTCGCTGGTCGCCGTTTCGGACACGTTGTGCGGGGCGGCCGGGTGGAGCGGGCTGTCCACGGCGCCGGTGCCGGCGGGCTTCAGGTCTTCGGACATGGTGATCTCCGGATCAGTGATCGGCGTCAGCGTGATCGCCCGTCACCTCGTTCGAGGCGGGGCTGTCGCTGGATGAGGCAGGGGCAGCCGCGGCAGCCTCGGCAGAGGTGCTGGGCGCGGCGGGAACGGGATCGGCCACATCGGCAACCGGGGTCGCGACTGGCTTCGCGGTGCCCGAGCCATCCGCCACGGCGCCAGCGAGCTGCACCACCGCGTCGGTGTGCGGGACGAGCTGATCCAGCATGGCGTTCACGGTGTCGGTGGCCTGCTTGAACGCGACATCGTCCTGCGCGGCCTGAGCGGCCACGGCGGCGGCGTTCTGCGCCTTGATGTCCGAGATCGCCGGGGCGAGCTTCGCGGACAGATCGGTGAGGGCCTTCATCAGGGCGTCAGAGGCGGCGGACATGCGGGACTCCTGGCGGTGCAGGTGGATGTAGATTTCGTGGATCTGATCGGTGAAGCGGTCGTGCCGGCGATGGAGCGCAGTGCGCAGCTCCTTCAGCTCGGCGCGCAGCTCGGCGACGAGGTGATCGAACATGGCTCAGCGGCCACGCAGGCCGGCAGCCGCGCGAACCCGCCACAAGGGCACGGTCTGAGCGACGGGGGATTCGGGTTGATGCAGCACCGCCCAGCGATCGGCCTGGGCCAAGCGGGCGAGGTGCTGACGATCAGTCTGCGCGGTCGGCTGAGAGCCGGGACGCAGGGTCATCTGGATCGGGCGGGCCATCACAATCGGCCAGTGATCAGGAGGATGATCAGCACCAGGACGAGCACGCCGCCCAGGCCGAAGCCGTAGCCGCTGCCATACCCGCCGAAGTTCGGTCCGCCATACACGCCACCGCCGAGGGCGAGGACGATAAGGACGACCAGAAGGATCGTGACGAGGCTCATCGCGGGGCTCCGACGAAGAGATCCAGGCCGGCAACGAGCCACGCGAGGGTGAAGTGGGCGGGCAGCCAGAGCCAGATGATCCCGGCTTCGGTGCGATCCATCAGTCGGGTCTCACGCGATCGGCCGCATCGCGGACCTGTCCGGTCCAGGGCGGGGGTGTGCAGTCGAGAGCCGGGCGGATCCATGCCTGATCGATCTCGGTCGGCATCAGGTCATCGAAGTCTTCGGACAGCACCACGTCGAGGGGTGCGCTCCGGGGGTGCCGCGGTCGAAAGGCGCTGAGCGCAGGTTCCGACGCGGGCACCGGTCAGTGGCGTCCCGAATACGACTCGGTTGCGTCCTCGTCGGCGGCCTTGAAGCCTGCGATGCCGTGGAGGACATAATTCTCGATGATCGCGGCGGCCATCACCACCTGGGTGAAGCCTTCGAGATCTTCGCACAGCACGGTGCTCGTCGCGGTCTCGATGGCGAAGCGGCGCAGGTCTTGGCGATCGGCTTCGTCTGACATCGCGAGGGCCTCAAATGGACTGGGTGCGGCGGCCGGATTTGAACCGGCGACCTTCAGGTTATGAGCCTGACGAGCTGACCGAGCTGCTCCACGCCGCAGACAATGGCCCACAACAAAATGCCCCGGAACGCGGTGAGGCGCCCGGGGCAGGTAGCGAGAAGGGAGAACCACGGACGAAGGGGAAAACGAGACCGAAAAGGCGGGGCTAAAATGGTCTCAGGATTTCGGACGCAATAAGCCCGTCGCCTCGCTGGGGTCCTTTGAAAGACCCGGACGAAGCTTCGCCTCGGTTATGGCGCATTCGCTCCGCGGAGCGGTAGTCCAAGGGAGAACCGAGCCAGTGACGGTGGGCTGGTGGCACCAACGTCAAGAATGGCCAATACACGGCCCGATCCGGCTGTGTCAAACTTTTTCGAGCTGGTCCGCGTCAAATTCTGCGTTGGTCGTCCGACCGAAGATATCGATCCCGACTTTCACGCGTGATTCCTCTGAATCCGTAGCCTCGACGGTGCCGGAATATCCCTCGAACGGGCCATCCACGACGCGGACGAGGTCGCCGACATCGAACAAGAGCTTGCGGGCGCGCTCCACATCACCGCCCCATCCAGTGATGGCGTCGGCGAAGTTCTGCAGCTCCCGGGGATCGATCACCATCGGGCCGCCGCCGGGCATCTGCACCACGCCGGACCGCCCGAACCCCGTGAGGTCGTCCCGAATCCCGGGATGGCTCTCCACGTGGCGCAACTCCCGCCAATCGGTCACGCCGACGAAGATCATCCGGCGCAGGATCGGGATCAGGGCGAGGCGCTGCTTGCCGATGTCGCTGACCAGCCGGATGGCCTCGCGGGCCTCGAAGACCGGCGTGCCGCTCTCGCGGATCTGCTCGGCCGCCCGCGTGGCCCACCGAGGCAGCGTCCGCACGACGTACCACGTCCTCGACAGGTCCACGACGAACCGGTCCTGCTCCTCGCGAGCCCCGGCGTAGGCGCCCGAGCGGACGGAATTCATGTGCACGGCCACGGTCTGCCGGATCGCACGATGGCGACGGCGCTCGCGCTCCCGCTCTCGGCGCAGGGAACGGCGTTGCTTGTTGGTCATCCTCGGCGGCCTCTCAGGGTCGCCGCGGTCACGATCGGGGATACGCCGGATCCTTATACCGGACCGACCAAATCCGGGTCCAGGGCTTTGTGGGATTCCGTCCCACGTGTGCTGGCCAGAGAACTCGTGGAACTGCACAAGCTTGCCGAAAAGGCATCTGAGCTTAGGTCAGCAACCCTTGGTAACGGGAGGCCCGGTAATGGCCAGTGATACGCCCCGCTCTGCGCTGGCCAAGAAGGCCTTGGCGTTCAAAGCTAAGCATGATGCCGAAGCTTCGGCACGAGCTGTTTCAGCCCAGGCCGTAGCCGCCCAGAAAGAGGCGGCAGGTCCTCGTTGGGGAGACATCGGCCGTGACCTCGGTTCCGTCGTTAGGGCGATCAACGACGAACTAAGCAAGACGGGCACACAAATCGAACTGAGATGGGATGGACCGAACGCGCAGCGCGAACGACTTAACCGGACTAGACCTTCCGGCAACCGTCTCGTCAGAACGGTCAGGGGTGAAACGCTGAGCACCGCCATCCTTAAAGTCACGCTCGACGGTCGACATGTTGGGCACCGTCGGATGACGGTAGCGGGTTATGACCGTGGCACAGCAAGGGTCCACGACCCGGCGACAGGCGAGCATGCCGTTGTCGATTTCGCCGATATGGATCCCTCGTGGATTGATAAGAGGATCAGGGCGTTCATCGACGCGGTCCTTACGGAAGGCGAATCGTGAGCAAATGCCAATCCACTTGCGAGCTGCCGCCGATCACCGCCACCGCATCTTCTCAACGAGCCGCTGCGCATCCGTCTCGGGCATCAGCGCGAAGGCCCCGCCAGTCGGACAGGCCACACACGGGACGCCGTTGAGGGCGGCCCAGTCGGCGATCGTGCCCGGGGGCAAGACGGGCTCACGGTGGGCGAGGTGGGTCGTCTCGAACACCACCTGCTCGCCGAAGGTGAAGCGCGCAACCTTCACCAGGACATCGCCATCGTCGCACGTTACCGCAACGAGCGTGTCCGCAGGGTGCTCGTAAACCCAAGCCTCGAACGGTCCGGACGGGCCATCGAGATAGTCCTGCACGGTCATCGTGTGCCTCCGCTTCCGAGCGCGAACCGGTCGGCTGTCAGGCGCGCGCGTATTAAGCCCCGAATGCCAGAATTCCTCCCCTTTAAATCTTCTATGTCATTCTAACTGACAACTGACGACTGCACAGATAATATATACGTATCAGCGACTTAGCGGTGTCAGGAAGGCGCTGCCAACCGGGTCGGTTGTCCCTGACAGTGGCAGCCCCGAAACCGGGTGTCAGATGACAACCGGCCGCTTGTCGGATCTCTTCCTGACACCCGGTTTAGTCCAGGCTTCGTCACAGGATCTGGTACCAGACGGTCGGCGTGCCCCCGCGCTCCGGCACGACCTTGTCGACGCGGATATGCTCGGCCTCGGCCAGCGCCTTCACCACGTCGATGAGGTCTCGGTTCTTCACCCGGTGGTTCAGGCGGCGCAGCAGGTCGCGGTGCTTCATACGGCCCCCGGCCTCGCGGATCGCGCGGCGCACGACGTTGGCGATCGTCTGGTTCTCGGTGTCGGCGATGTACTCGGTGCCGCCGCGCTGCAGATTCCGGGCGCACCACATCGCGAATCCCCGGCCCCACCGGAAGGCTTCCAGCGTCACGGTCGGACGGATCGGGTTCTGGCCCACCGCCAGAATCGAGGCGAGGCGGATCGCAGTCTCGGCCGTGCGGGCGTAGAACGCCTGCGCCAGGGCATCCCCGTCACACAGGTCGTTGATCTCCTCGACCAGATCGGCGAACGCCGCCTCGGCCCCCGGGCCCCACGCCATCCGATACACGGGGGGCGTCTGGCTCGGGATCTGAAGCTGCGAGAACACGAGCGGGCCTCCGCGGTGCAGGATCGCCTTCAGGCCCGCGACCAGGGGCTCCGGCATCGCCGTGACGGTCGGGGATCGATCCTTGGGCCGCTTGCGGGTCTCCACGACGAGCAACCGGTTCAGGACGCCGTTCGAGGCATCCCCGCCCTCCAGGGCCCCGTAGAACTCCTCGACGGTCGAGACGCCGAAGATCGACAGCGCCGGGGCGTGGATCAGCTGCGCGGTGCGTCCGGCCCATTCCGGCGTCGGCATCGGCTTGAACGACGAGCCCCAGGCCGTGCGGAGCATCCCCGAGATCGCACCCTCGAAGCCTGATGCCTTGCGCGAGTTGATCCGTTTGAGGAACGAGCCGAACTCGTCGAACGGGCAGACGCTGAGCGGCGCCCGCGCCATGAAGTTGATCACCGAGGGCATCGAGATGAACTGGCCCGGCCCGATCAGATGCGGCGCACCGATCGTCGACAGCGCCGCCATGGTCTGCTGCAGGGGGTGGTCCTTGCCCGCGCCGGTGGGGGCGAGACCGACCACGTAGAGGTGCGTGCCAGATCCGGTCGGCCCGGCGATGTGGCGCCCGGCCAGGGTACCGATCACCGTGAGGGCCGCGCCGATCGAGAGGGCGCGCTGGGGCCGCCGCGCCGTGTCGCAGATCCAGTCGGTCAACTCGCCGAGGAGTCCCGGCGGGTTCATCAGGTCCGGGGGCAGTTCGCCCGCCGTAGCGTCCGGCGGCGGCAGGATCTCACCGGTCTCGGGGTCCGCCACGGCCCCGTCCGCCGTCTCGACCACCGTGCGCGCGCCCAGGATCCGGGCCGCGATCTCGGCGCCGATCGCGCCGCCGTCGTTCCACCCGAGGTCTTCGATGTCCCGGCCCATCTGCTGGCACAGCCAGCGGGCGGCCGAAAGCGGGTCCTGCTCAAACCCGAATGCCAGGACGAGGTCGATCGGCGTGCGCGCGCCCTCGCGCGGATCACCCATATCGCCGACGCCCCAGTCCCGGATCCCGTTCGGGGCGATCGACAGATCTTCCTCCAGATCGCGTCCGAGCGACCGCGACGACACCCGGAACGCGCCGGTGCCCGCCTGAAACCGCGCGGCCGATCCGAAGATGGCCGGGACCCATTCGTGCAGGGCCGCGAGGGCGGCGGAATTGACGGCCCGGAAGAACGGCGAGCCCTCACCCGCGGGCGCGCGCGACGGGGCGGACCCGGCGTGGTTTCCTGCAGCGGTTGCGGGAACAGGTTTCGCCGCGGCGACCTCAGCATCGTGTTCCGCCACGGCCGTCTGCAGCAGCGCGATGGTGCGCGGCGCCGGACCGATCCGATCGGGCGCGCCCGGCAGGTGCCAACCGGTGATCGTGAGGTAGCGACCGCGGCCGTACATCTCGACGCCGACACCGTCGCGCTTAAGCGCCTTGTCGATCTTGCCGAGCGCCAGGACGCGCAGGCCGGTCTCGGACGGGGTGACCTCACAGTAGCTCTCGCGCAGGTCGACGAGCGTCTGCGCCAGCGGGGACAGGTCGCCGGTGTTCGGATCACGGCACCCGTCGAGGTCGATCCCCGTGAGGTCGTCGTTCTCGGACAGGCAGAAGCCGACCCCGTTGAACGGCCCGCCATCCGTGTGTCCGCGTTGGGCCCGCGCCACCGCCTCAGCGTAGGTGCCCCAGTGCGCGGGACTGGACGCGGACGCTTTGAACCCGTTGCGCGGCTGGTAGGGCACCTTGGTCGGCTTCGCGCCGCCGCGACCCTCGTAGCGCCAACAGACCCACTGCCGCATGGCCTTGATCTGGGTGATCGCCGAAAGGTCGGGCAGATCCGCGTAGCCGCTGCGCGGCAGGATCTTGGCGGGGTCGAACGTGAATCCGAAGCTGGCCATCACCGACCTCCCATGGCCGGACGCGACATCCGGATCTGATCCTGGATCGCGTGGCCGAATCCTGTGACGAGGAGGCGGCAGAACTCCTGCCATTCACCCGGGTGGAGCGCCGCGAGATCGGTCCGGCCCAACCGGTCGAGATACGCCCCCGCCGCGTTGCCGGCCAACACGAGGGCGGCCTGCTCGTAGACGTCGAAGTCGAAGTCGCTCATTTTGATAGCCTTCTTTCCGAGGCCCTCGTCTGCGCAGATCTGGCAGGTCCAGCCGATGCGGCGGCCCTGACCGACCCCGAGCCCACAGGCTCGGCGGCGACAGACGAAGCATTGTTCGGGGTCGTTGAAGGGGCGCATTCGACACCCCCTAAGCAGCTTCGGCATGTCGAATGGCGTGCGGGGACCACTCCCCGTCCGCGGCGAACCGGTAGTCGACGACATCGAAGTACTGGTCGCGCTTGCGCAGCTGGATCGCGTGCGGCCAGACGAGATCCGTGTCGGCCCGCTCTAGGGCCTCCGTCACCGACGCGGGCGGGTCATCGCCCCCACCCATGCGGCGCCACCACCGCACGGCCTGTCCGAGCATCGGTCCGCTGCGTTCCAGATGCACCCAGGTGCGATGCACCGTGATCCCGCATCGGAACTCGACCCGCAGGGAGTCGGGCGCGCCATCCTTCTTGTGCCGGCGGTAGGTCACCTCGGTCACGTCGAGCCACACCGGCTCAGGGACCGCGCCGCCCGAGATGATGTCGTGGTGCGTATCGGCGCGCGCGTCGTGCTTCGCCTCGACGATCCATTCGTGCCCGCACCGATCGCAACTCTCGGCCGCCAGGGCGACGAGGGTCTGGCAGATCGGGCAAGTCTTCGCCCGGACCTGATCGGTTTCGGCGGCACCGCGCGCGCCGCGCAGCCCCGGCTTTCGACACGGGATCACAAGGGCGTCGACCGGTCCGTGACGGCGGACGTTGCCGGCGTAATCCAGCACGAGGCAGTCGCTCTTGCCCGCGGCCGTGCGGGTGCCCCGCCCGACGATCTGGGTGTACAGCCCCGGGCTCAGGGTCGGACGGAGCATGCCGATCAGATCGACGCCGCGGGCGTTGAAGCCCGTGGTCAGCACCGAGCAGTTCGTGAGGCACCGCAGGCGCCCCTCGCGAAAGTCCGCCACGATCCGATCGCGCTCCCCGACCGGCGTCTCGCCCGACACCATCTCGCACGGGATCCCGTACCGCCGGACCGCGTCGCGCAGGTTCCGGGCGTGTCGGACGCCGGAGCCGAACAACAGCCAGGACCGGCGATCCGCGCCGAGCCGGACCAGTTCCTCGACCGCGGACTCGGTCACGTCATCGCGGTCGACCGCCGCCTCCAGGCTGCCCGCGACGAACTCACCGCCGCGGCGATCCACGCCGGAGACGTCGAGCACAGTCTGGGTGGCTCGGCTGACCAACGGGGCGAGGTGCCCGTCCGCGATGCCGCGTCCGATCCCGTAGGCGTAGACCACCCGCGAGAACAGCCGTCCGTCGCCCTCGTCGAGCCGCCCGCTGTCGAGCCGATACGGCGTCGCCGTGAACCCGGCCACGCGCACGTCCGCCATCGCCCCGAGGTCATCGAGCAAGGCCCGATACATGCCCTCGCCGGACCGCGGCACGAGATGCGCCTCGTCGATGATCACAAGGTCGCGGCGACCGAGCCGCTGCGCGTGCCGGTGGACCGACTGGATCGAGGCGAAGACGATTTGATTGTGCCAGTCCCGGCGCCCGAGCCCGGCCGCGTTGATGCCGACCGGCGCCGCCGGCCATATCCCCAGCAACTCCTTGGCGTTCTGCTCGACCAGCTCCTTCACGTGGGTCAGCACGAGCACGCGCAGGTTGAGGTCGGCCCAGGTCGTCAGCACCTCGCGGATCAGCGCCGCGATCATCACCGATTTGCCAGTCCCCGTGGCGGCCTCGATCAGAGGATGGAGCGGCGTCGAGCCCTCGTCGGCCCAGGACGCCAAGACCGTGTCGATGGCTTCGCGCTGATAGTCGCGCAGCGCGATCATGCCGCGCCCCCGTCGATCCAGAGGGCGCCGTCCGGCATCGCATAGGTGACGGTCTCGGCCTCAGGGTCCGCGTCGACCTGCTCGCCGGGCACGAAGCCCGGCAGGTAGCGGTGGCTCGGGCAGCCGGCCTGCTGGTCGTCGTAGCCGCGCACCTGGGCGTGGCGGGTGCAGGTCCACCGTGCGCCATCGTTGAGGACGCTGTGCAGACACGTGCGGCAGTTGCGTCGTGCAGGCGCACCCTCGTGGCAGATCGCCCGCGCCGGGCACCAGCGGCACTCGATCGCCCCCTTGCTGTCCGGGTTCTCGTGAAGCCGAGCCGGGGGCGCGTCGAGATCCACGATCCGCTCGATCCGGGCGATGATGCCGACGCAGAAGGCCGGGTCGTAGGCCACGCGCTCGACGTGGATCGCGTCGTCGTTCTTGTTCGCGACCATGTAGAGGCCGTGCCGCAGGCCGAGCGCGTGCAAATACAGCTGGGTCTGGGCGAAGTGCTCGGGCTTGGTGTCCCGGATCTTGCCCTTGGTGATCGCCTTGAAGTTCTTGTCGTTGGCCGACTTGCACTCGACCGCGTGCGTCTCGTCCGGTGCCTCCGGCAGACCGACAGCGATGGCGTCGAGCTTGCCGCGCAGCTGCCCGTGGGCCAGCTCGACCCGGTACTGCTTGCCGGTGGCCGGATCGACGCGCTCAACGCGGGCGCCGATCATCTCCAGCATGTCGAGAAGCCGGGTCTCGTAGATCTCGCCGGTCTGAAAGATCCGCTGCCGGCGGCCCTCAGCAGGTTCCGGCGCGGCGGCCCAGCGGAACGCGAACCACAGGGCGCGATCACAGGGGTTGATCACCTGCGAGATCGACACGCCCAGGCTGTCGCCCTTGCGAGCGGCACGGACGAAAGCGGCGTCGATCGCGGTGATGGTCGAAGGGAGAGGTTGAGGGATCGCCACCATCAGGGGGCGCCCTTGTCAGGCAAAGCGGTATCGTCCATCGGACGCGGACCTCGCGCGATGTGAATCGTGTTCGGGGTGGAAGGGCGGCCGGCTCGACTTCTCAGGGACGGTGCCGGCCGCCCGGCAGCCTTAGAAGGGCGGGTCGTTCTCGACTGCGCGGGCCTGGGTGCCGCCGCCGTTGCCCCACGGACGCGCAGGGCGCGACGGAGCAGTAGGCGCCGCGGGCGACGGCACGGCGGTCGGACGGGACGCCTGAGGGCGCACGGTCGGCGCCGGAGCCGCGGTCGTGCCCGGGGGCTTACAGTTCCGGAGGTCGTTCCCGGGCCCGTAGCCGTTGCGGGCCGGGGTGATGATCACGTCGGCACGGAACGGTTTAAAGTGCAGGTCGACCGAGTCAGAGATCGCACCCGTGCCCGTGGCCGTGCAGAGCTTGCCCAATTCACGATGCGCGATCTCCTGGGTCTGGGTGTTGTCGTTTCGGATGTTGAGCCGAAGACGGACCTGCCGTCCGGTCAACGGACCCGTGATGACCTCGCAGGTGAGGACCAGCATGTCGCCACCGGTCTGGGTCTGCTTCATCTCACTGTCGATCACGTGAAGGTCGTAGGTGCCGGCCGGCAAAGGTTCAAAGCCGCCGCTATCCGACTGAACCGCCGCGGGGTCAAAAGTCGTACCGAGGTGAGCCATGGGTTGTTGCCTTCTCTTTACGCCGCGTTCGACGCGGTCTCGGGGGTGGCCGGGAAGTACGGGGCGAGGGCCGCGTAGCCCTTGCCGCGCTCGTACAAGATGCGCTCGGGCATCCCGTACCGGTTGCCGGCCGCGTAGGCCGGGCGCGACGTCAGGTGCATCCAGACCGATCGGCCACCATCGGCGCGGGCGCGCTGCTTGTTGAATCCGACGTCCTCGGTCTTGATCACGACGTCGGGCTTGAGCAGCAGGATGACGTCGGACTCGCGCTTCAGCAGATCCCGCGCTTTTTCGTGCAGGTCGATGTCATACCGGGAGTACGAGCTAGTCTCCGGGTCCTCGAAGCGCTCGATCTTGCTGTGCGCGATCAAGACGATGCCCATGCCGCGGTCGCGGCGCAGGGCGTTCAACCCGTCGAGGACTTCCTGCCAGACGGCCAGGGCGTAGGCGTAACCTTTGCCATAGCCGAAGTCCTCGATCCGGTTCTTTTTGACGCCCTTCTCGTCGCCGCGCTGACCCGTCTCGGCCCAGATCAGCGGCTGCAGGGCGGTGACCGAATCGACCACCACGGTCTGGAAGTCGTGCTCCTTCTCGTAGAGCATGCCGATCGTCGCCATGACGTCCTCGAAGCTGTTGAGCTTGCCAGTTCCGGCGACGTCGAGGGCTCCGGTGCCGTCCTCAGCCTGGATGAAAACCGGGTTCGGGTGCTCGGACGCCAAGGTCGACTTGCCGGCCTTCTCAGGCCCGTAGATCAACTCCAGCGGCAGCATGGGCCGCTTCTTCTGCTTCAGTCGGTTCCAGATGTCGGACATGGTTCAGCCTCCCCGCTGGTCGATCCGCCGAAAGCGCGTGTTCAGGAGCCGGAGCGCGGTATCCGTGCGATCGATGTCAGCCAAGATCGCCTCGCGCTGGAGCGCCTCGCGCTGGAAGGATGCGAACGTCGTCCGGCCGGCGCGCTCGCGACCCCAATTCAGGAGCACCGGCAGCATCGGCCGCGTCTTGGTCTTCAGTCGTTCCAAAACGTCATTCATGGTTCAGCCTCTCTTTCGATGCGCCTCTTCGTATTCTTCAATCTCGCGCAGGTACCAGGAAACAGAGTTCCCAACCTTCACGGGGCGCGGGAATCCCTTGGTCGCCATCCAGCGACCTAAAGTCCTCCGACTAATGCCTCCGTAGCGGATCAAAAGGCTATCTTCTCGCACAAGATCGTTCTCGCCGACGTTGTGATTCACATTCATGGTCCCCTTCCTCATCGCGGTCGACGACCAATAGCTACGGACAACGCCGGGCGCTGACAATTCCACTTATTTTCGGTTTGATGTACAATCGGACGATTTCTGAAAAATCCGCAAATTATTTGCGGTCACGCTTCGACAGCGCAGGGGAGGCCGCGCGGACGACCTCCCCCTTGCCGGCGCATCCCCGCCGCGGCGCGGCATGGGGAACAGTGTCGAGCGGCAGGCTGTCGGTCAGCCGGTGCCGCAGGAATTCAGGGAGCGGCTCGCCGCAGGCTGCGGCGTGGCCGGTGAGGCGCGCGTAGAGATCGCGTCCGAGCCAGAGCACCATGCGGACGTCGCGGTCGGCGTCGATCACGCCTCACCCGTGCGCAGGAGCTTGTTGGCCGCGTAGGCCGCGATCAGCGCGGCATCGGCGCGGTTGTGGTCTTTCACACGGCCGAAGCTGTCGGCGCTGCCCGGGAAGAGCCGGATCGCCAAAGCACGCGCGGCCTCTTCGCCACCGGCCGTCTTGCCTGGGACCTTGTGGTGCTTCTTCCAGGTGTTCGGGGTGACGAGGTGCGTCGGGACCCCGGCCGCCTCGATCGCCGCGCGGGCCGCGCCGTAGGCCATCCCGAGCTTGAACGAGGCGATGGACCCGTTCTTGGGCATCGCATGAACCTGCTCGATCACCACGATGGTCGGCGCCATCTGGACGATGCGTCGCCGGAGGCGCCCGCTGTCGATCTCCCCGCCCGCGAGGGGCATGTCCTCGACCGTGACCTGACCGACCTCGCCAGGGAAGAGAAACGCAATCGCTCCGGTCAGGCCGGGGTCGATCGCCGCGATGCAGGGTTGGGGTTCCGTCACGCCCAGTCCTCCAGGCTGATGTCGTCAAGGGCGAGGTCCAGGGCGACGCCGAGCGCGCCGGCCCGCTTGCCCTCGGTGGTCCGCGTCAGGGCGGCCCGCAGCTCAGCCGGGTCGATGCCGGCCTGGAGGGCGAGGCTCGCGGCGATCCCAAGGTCTCGCGCGGCCACATCGGCCGTGCTGTCGAGCTTCGCGCCGGCCAGGAAGATCTCGGCGAGGCGCCCGTCCACCCACGACGCGGACGCCGTGTAATGGAGCCGGTCGCACTCGTAATCGTAGTGCAGTGTTCCGCGGCGGTTTGGAATCCGTGCTCTTGACATCCCGCGTTGTACCGCCTCTTGCCCTGGTGAGCCAGCGTCGATATTAGATGTTCGCGCGCCGGTCAACGGGGCTTGTACGTAGGAGATCTGAATCCGTGGAATCGTCGAGTGTGCATATCCTGCACATGCCTCAAGTTCTACAATCCGCTAATTCGTCAAGTCTTGGTTCGACGACCTTGACGACGCCGAACGCATCGGGGGTGCGGCGCTCGGGACCGATGGTCGTCCTGGACGAGACGGAGACCGGGGCCGTCGTCTACGCGCTGCCCTTGCCGCTGGAGCCCGACGAACTGGAGCACCTCGGCGCGCGCGCCCTCGCGATGGCCGCCGCCGCCCGTGCGCGCATCGCGGCTTGCGAAACCACAACAACAGGAGAGACCTGATGGGGAGTCTGGTCCCGGTCCGCGAATTCGCGTCCGCCGAGGAGATGAAGGCCCACTACGCGGCTGTCCGGCAGCGGTGCTTCGCGCCGGCGGTGCGCAAGCCGGCGTCCCCGCCCATGTTGGCGCTTCCGCCGCCCGCGCCGAAACGGCCCTGGACCGCCCCTTCGGTCATGCTCCGGGAAGAGGTCGTCGTGACCACCACCGCTCAGGCCATGGGGCAGGCGACGGTCTCGCTGACCGAATGTATCCGGATGGTCGGACTGGTCGCCGACATCACCATGACCGAACTGGCCGGGCCGCGGCGTCGGGCTAACCTGACCAAGGCGCGCCAGATCTGCTCCTGGCTCGGCAAACAATATGCGGGTGCCAGCTTCCCCCAGATCGGCAAGCGCCTCGGCGGACGCGATCACACGACGGCGCTCCACGGCTATCGCCGCACGCAGGCCGTCATTGATCGCGGACTCGTCAAGGTGTCCGACGACCCCTTCATGAACGCCAAGGCTCTGTGGGAGGCTGAGTGGCCGCGCGCGCTGATGCCAAAGGTTCGGACACAGATCCTGCATCGAACGCCGACCGGTCAATTCACCACGAAGGTCTCGGCCAAGTGACCATGGATCGCGCAGCGGCGGAACGCGAGATCGCCGCGGTCAACGAGGCCCTGGCCGCAGGCTACCCGATCCGGTCCATTCCGGGGCAGAACACCAACCGTTCGGCGATCCGCGCGGCGTCGGACCAACTCGGCGTCGGGCGCGTGGCCTTCGCGGTCCGCGTCGGCACCCCCGAGGAGCCCGGGTCGCATCACACTCGCTTCGGCATCGCTCCGGACTGGGGCATTGCGGCGGGGCGAGGTGAACTGGGCACGAAGCCCGTCCTGCCCGGCTGGGAGATGAAGCGGGTCTCGACCAAGCTCAACAAGGATGGCGAGGTAGCCGGCGAGACGATCGTTCAGGCCCCCGCGGCCGGCGGACGATTCGAGGTCCCACCCGGCCACGTCATGACCAAGCAGACCATCGCGGCGCGGGCGGACGGTCGCATCGAGCGTAGCTGGATCCGCACACAACCCGGCATGTCGCCGGGCGAGATGGTCGGCACCATTCGGGACGCCTTCGAGGGTTTCGAGGCGCGCGCGACGCCGGTGCCGGCGCCTGCGCTCACTGATGCGGACACGGCGACTGTCTACCCGATCGCGGACGCGCACATCGGCTTGCTGACGTGGAAGCGCGAGACCGGGACGAACTGGGACCTCAACATCGCCCAGATGACGATCCGGCAGACCGTGACCCGGCTCGTCGCAGCGGCGCCGGCCTCGGAGCAGGCTGTCGTTCTCGGGCTCGGCGATCTGCTCCACGCGGACGGGTACGACAACTGCACGCCGCGATCGAAGAACGTCCTCGACGTGGACGGCCGCTACCCGAAGATCCTCCGGGCCGCGACGCATCTCATCATCGACACAGTGGACGCCGCGTTGAGCAAGCACGAGCGGGTGCTGGTCCGCATCCTGCGCGGCAACCACGATCGGGAGTCCGCAATCGCGGTGGCCCTGGGCCTGTCGCTCTATTATGCGAACGACCCGCGCGTCACGGTCGACGACGATCCCGGATATTTCTGGTTTTGGAGCTGGGGCTCGACGCTCCTGGGCGCCACTCACGGCGACGCGGCCAAGATGGCCACGATGCCGTTGGTCATGGCGACGCGCGCGTCCGCGGCCTGGGGGCAATCGCGGTTCCGGCACATCCTGACCGGCCACATCCACACCAAGACCGCGATCGAGTTGTCGGGCGTGACCGTGGAGAGTCTACAGACGCCGGCCCCGGCCGACGCGTGGCATCACGAGATGGGCTACGGCGCCGGCCGCTCGATGACCGCGATTACCTACCACCGCGAGCATGGCGAGACCGGCCGCGTGAAGGTGAACGTGGTTCCGGCTGAATCTGCGGGGGAGGTCTGAGCATGACGGACCCGATCGTCGAGGCCGTTCGTGCCGACCTACTCCGGCGCTCACAGGCTGGTCTCGTGAAGTACGGGACGACCCTGGACCGGACCGACCTGGGTCTCCGGGATTGGCTCCAGCACGCTTACGAGGAGTGTCTAGATCAAGCGTTATATATAGCGAGAGCTGTCCGGGAACTGGATCGAACAAGTACCTGTGGGCCCGATTAAGGAATTTTTCAAATTCTTCGGCGCTCTATCCCAGGAGAGTACGAAGTTTATCCGTAAGATCATTTCGTGCACGCAGCTCGCACTCCCAGAGAACTAGTACCCGCCATCCTGCGTTCTCGAGAGCGATCACAGCCGCCTCATCGCGAAGGCGGTTCAACTTAAGCTTGCGGTCCCACCATTCGGCATTGGCCACCGGTCGCTTTCTGCCTTTGGGGCAATGATGATCATGCCAGAAGCAGCCGTGGACAAAAATCACCGCGCGTCGACGCGGGAAAACTAAATCAGGTTTTCCCGGGAGGTCGCGACAATGAAGGCGATACCTGTAACCGAGCTTATGTGCGAGGCGTCGCACGAGCATCTCGGGCTTCGTGTCCTTCGAGCGTACGGCTGCCATGTTGCGCGATTTAGCGTCGCTCGGAATCTGCCTTGGCGGATTGGTCGTCATGGCTGTATCTGGGCTCGGGGACAGGGAACGCGCGACAGGCATGGCAACGTTCGAGGAATTTGCGCAGCAGCTTGAGCATTGCGTCGAATCGCAAGACGAGATCAACGCATTCATCGCTGCCTTCGCCAGGGTCCGCATACGCCGTATCGTAAACCTTTCAGAACCTCCTGCTGGCGACACGTGGCCTATGGTGCCTACCGTCGACTGGACCGACGAGTCCAAGCTGAGGGCTAGCGGGCTCGGTAAATTAAATAATCATGAGCCGTGGAAACGTTGGCTTCATATCGATATAGCGCTCGGGCCTGATCAAAAACTCGTTGATCGGTACGTCACGATGACAGGGGTTTCCGACAAGCAAAGCCGAGCAATTTTTCCCCTCCTTTCGTCCTCGACTGTTAGGCGTGCAGCTGGAAACGCTAGTGCAGTGAAAAGAGAGGTGCGCGAACTCAATGGGTGGCTTCATTGGGTGCGAAATCAGAAATTCGACCCTACTCGGTTTGTTGATTATCATAAGAATCTTAAAACTCACGGCAATACGCAAAACGTCTCAGGTGCTGTGGGGCACGTGGGGGCAGTATGCGCTTTCCTCGATGCTTTAGATGAAATTGCCCCTGGCTCAGTCGTTAACATGGATGGTGTTCATGTGGACGCTGAAACACGATCGCCGGAACGGATTCTCGCGTGGATCGATGCGGGCGGGAAAGTGCCCCGCGCTGCTCTGCTCTCGAACGGGCGAGCCGTGGCGTTCCCGAGCGATCCCGATGTCGCCATTTTCACCTCAATCGACGGAAAACCATATAAAACTGCTGCCGATGCTTACGCCGCCTACGATGCCGTGCGCAGGCAGCCGGCCCTGCGACGGCAGCGAATCCACGAGTTCGTCGTTGGCGAGGTGAAGACCGCAACTGACCCAGCCAATTTGCACGAGCGGCTGGCTCTGGGCTCTCGTGAAACGCGAAATGAGGTGCGAACCGATCGCTTCCTGATGATGTCGGTTCTGACAAAAGAGATTCTGCGAGGCGGCTCCGGAAAGCAGTCCGGACGGACGCTGGAGAATCGCGACGTCGAGAGATTCAGTGACGTTTTCAACCTTCACTTCGCGTGGGGCTGGGATGGCGGTCGGACCCGACATCCCGAGCACTGGAACAACTTCAAGGCGCGCGTGAAGGTTTGGTGCGGCCTCTGATTACTCCGCGGCCACATGAGGCAACAGCGGAGCGTCTGGCGCGACACGGCGCCCGCGACGGACGGATTGCCTCTGTGCTTTTGATATGTCTGACGCGGCAAGGACAGAATTAGCGAGGACGAATTTTTCCGGGCCCGGTCGCACGCCAGTTTCCATCCACTGGACCAGCGCCGACACCTGATACGATATGACCGGGGGCACAGCATCACCGACCTGACGATATCGGGACGCGAGTGCTCCGGCAAAGCGGTAGTCGAACGGGAAGCCGTTCAAGCTCGCCATCTCTCGCAATGTTAGAAGGCGGTCAGCGGTCGGGTGTACGTATCGGCCATTTCCGACGTGCGAACACTCGCGCTTGATGGTCGGCGCGGGCCGGTCCCACCACATCCGACCATAGACGTCCGGGTGCGATCCAAGATCCTTGATTGCCCACCGATGTCGGATTGCGGGTGTCAGTAATTCAAGCCCGCCGGGGATGCGAGCGACGTCCATCCAAGAGCCGCCGTCGTGCGGGACTGCATGCAGTCGGCGAGCGACATCCGGCCGGAGGCCGGGTGCCATGTCCGCAGGGTCGGCACCTTCCCGCTGTCCCTGCCACACGGCGAGGCGTGCCAGCGCGGAACGCACGGTCAGCGCCTCGGCCTTCACAGATAAGCCAGCCCAAAGGTCGTCGAGGCTGCGAGCCTCTCCGACCCTCGACGCGACAATCAGCGCACGCTCGCGAATCTGCGGTAGCCCATAATCGGTCAGAAATCTGATGTCGGCCTTCACGTCGTACCCGGAGCGGCGGAGACTGGCGCACAGGGCTTCCGCATGATGGGCGAACTTGCCCTGCAGAAACTCGCGGGCGTTCTCCATGACGATATGGCGCGGCCTGAAGTAGTCGACGAACTCGCCGACTCTGCCGGTCAGCGCGTTTCGGCCGCCGTCAGACACGTGATTCGTCGGCTTGGCGCGCGAAAAATCTGTGCAGGGAGGGCAGGCTGAAAGGACGCCTAAGGTGCCCGGCTTGAGATCGAAGCCGGTCCGACGACGTATCTCGGTTCGCAGCGCCTCCGGCGTAAGGGCGAAGAGATCCTCCGCTACCGGATCGATGCCGGTGTTCAGAGCGTAGCTGCTGTTGCAAGCGGTCGCGCCGGCGCCTTCGCAGGGCTTACCTTGCTCGATATCAACGGCACCGACAACTCGGAAACCCTCGCGACGCGCGAAGCCGGCCGACATGCCACCGGCGCCGGAGAAAAGGTCTACGACGGTCAGCGGTCGACGAGCGGTCATCCGGCATACCTATCCGAGGTTCGTGTGACTAACATTTCCACAGGAGGCGCGCTTGCGAGTTCGCGGAGTTGTAGGCAGCAAAATGCGTGCGACCGATTAACGATCCCTGGAGCCAGCTGGTCGCAAGACACCATAAACGCCGTCGTTTATGCGTCAACGGGCAGCTATGCCACCGCGGTGCTTTTTGACGAGGAAAACGCAGTCGTTTATCACCTCGATAATGGGGCGTCCGCCAATCACCGCAGGCCAGAAGATGGCCAAGCAGACTATCTGGCTTGATCCGCCTCTAATCGCGCAGATCGTGGCCGAAGCCGGTCATCGCGGCGTTTCCGAATTCATGCGAGATGCGGCGAAGCGCGAGCTGAAGCGTCGCGAACGCATCAGGATTCGGGAGGCGGCAGTCGCCGGCCCACCGGAAGCGGAGACAAAAACGGCCTCGCCGATGCCGGCGAAGCCATAGATCGAGGATGCGGTGGCGTCCGTTAGTTTGGTGTGTGCAACGAGCAGCGAGCGGGCAACAGCGGTGCTCTACGTCGACCGATGTCGCTGCAAAGCTTAGGCCGTAAAATCCGCAAGCGTCTGATAATGACCGTCCCCTACACCAACTTCGATGCGCCATTGTGTCGTGTGTAGCTCGTAGGCTGTATCGACGTTCGCAATAACTCCAGTGCTCAAGTTGATGCAGGCGCTGCTCCGCATAAAGTGAGCGTAGACCAAAGGGCCGCTCTCTGAAAGGTACAAGACCTTGCTGCGACCAAAGCCTTCCGGTCGGCCTCTCACAAGTTTCTCTGGCACGATAGTCGGAACGATTCGAGCATTCGGCACGTGGAGCAACGTATCATAGTTGAACGAATCGATCGTGTGAATCGCGAAGCGCGTGTCACCTTCCGGATGTACGGACATGAAGTCTAGTACGTACATGCTCTGTCCGTTATGAACGAATACAGCCGGGTGAACGCCGTCACCGCCGTCGATCAGAACAAAGTCGCCGGGCGCGCGGGCGCGCGAAGTCGAGGTGATAGCTGGCGAAAAAAACTGCATAACAGTACCTCTCCCAGTGGCGGAGGGCATGCAATAAAAGCCCATGCCTGCGGAGTCAGGCGCCAGATTGTCGCGCCCTACCCAAGGCCCCGCTGACTGCGGCCCTTCGCTTCCGCGCCTTAGTACCCGATCCGCTCAATCCACTCCTTAAGCTCGGCCACAGGATGCCCCGAGCCATACCCATCGTGGACCGTGACCTCGTCGTGCCCGACAATCTGGAGGGCGACCTCGCGCGGGCACCTCGCGGCGCGCAAGCGATCGTGGGCCCGGTGTCGCAGTGAGTAGACCACCTTTCGCGGGTCCGTGATGCCGATCCGGCGCATGGCGCGGAGCAGGTTCTTGCCCGTGATCACGTGGTTCTTCCCGAACAGCGGCCCAGCGATTCGCGCGGGCATCGCCGGATCCCGGATCACCGCGTCGGGGATCGGGATACGCCGCGCCGAGGTCGCCGTCTTCCCGGACCGGGTCACTCCGATCATGATGTAGCGGACGCCGCCCTCCTCGAACTCCTCGGTTACGGCCGCGCACTCGGAGGGCCGCATGCCTGTGGTCGCCATTAGGAGCCAGAGCAGCCGCTCCTCGTCGGCGAGCTTGGGCAGAGCCGTCTCGCGGAATAGCGTCATGTCGGCCTCGGACAGGGGCAGGCGCTTGGTCTGCACCTCCACCGTTCCCAAGACGTTATGGAAGATATCCTGACGCGGGTCGTGCTTGGGCAGGCCGTCCGCGATCGGCGCCTTGATGTGGCTGAGCCACTTGCGGACCGTTACCGGAGCCGGGGGCGGCGTCATCGCGCGAAGGTGCGCGACAAAGGCGTGACCGTCCGCGCGGGTGCACCGGGATAGCGGTCGGTTCTCGACGAACTCCAGCCACCGAGCCCACGAGCGGCGCGCGTCGCGCACGTAGTGCTCCGGCCGGGTCTGCTTCGCGAGATAGGTCTCCAGAAGCGCGAGGTCCGCCGAGGGATCAGGGGCGGCCGGTTTCGGAGCGGGGAGGGGGATCGGCGCAGCGGGGTCGTTCGGCCGCACGTGGTAGGCCGTGATCCGCACGATCTGCGAGTTCTGGTCCTGCCAGACCCGGCCGTCCGGCGCCGTCAACGTCGCGACCTGCGTGTCTGCCCGGATGTGCGTGCCGTCGTCGCGCACGCTGAGTCCGAGCGGGTACTCCCAGTCGATCTCCGGGACGACGAGGCGGCCTCCTCGGCGGCCGGCGGCTTCGAGGCGCTTGCGCTTGTGCGCCTGGATCGCCGGCCCGGCCAGCACCTCGGCCTGGAGCCGGTCGGTGGTGCCGAGGCTTCGGCAGTAGACGGGCTCGCCGGGAGGCTGGAGGCGCAGCCACCACGTGGCGCCGCGGCGGTAGAGGTAGTCGACCTGTCGGCGGGCCAT